GTTTCCGGCTACTCTTGGGTGTCCGGCGACGCTCAGGTGTACGGCGACGCTCAGGTGTACGGCGACGCTCAGGTGTACGGCAACGCTTGGGTGTTCGGCAACGCTTATGTGTTCAGCAACGCTCTGGTGTACGGCAACGCTCACGAATTCGGGAGTGAACCACAACAAACCACAGAAAATAACCCTTTTTCAGACACCAAAAGACCTCCTCCAATAACCACTCCGGAGAAGGCTATGGAGATGAGTTCCGCTAATAAATACTACTACGTCGATGAGATCTTTATTCGCTTGAACGATCAGATACTCTCCGCCACTCAAGTCGGAAGATGCTACGTTCAACTTGACTTCAAAAAAATGAACTGTACAGAGCCACATAAACTCATGGACATGCTGAAAGAGGCTAAGTACAAAATCGTCAGCGGGACTGTGGATAATAACGACGTTACGATATCGTGGGGAGAGAACTCACCTTCTATCGTAGAATCGGGTAACCCTAATAACACACATTTAACGTAGGGTCAAATGAAAAAACCTAAGAACATGCCTCCGATACCAGAAGATACAGAGAGTACGATAACACAAGAGCAATGGCTTATGCAATTCACGACCGCTATGGTTGAGGAAGTGTTGAGTTTAACTAACGAACAAGTCAAGTTGTATGGTGCTGAGTTCGGCCACACGGCTAGGCTCAATGTGATAGCGTCGCTAGTGTCAAGTATGGTTTACAAAGAATTGACTTATGAGCCTAAATCCAAGCTGTTGTCTTTAGCTACCGAGGAATGCCATAGGGCGTATACTCAGGTAAAGAGCGACATCCAGGAAGCCGTGGCGTCAGGGTTTGAGGGGGCGGTAATGGCTTGGAGAGGGGATTCTCCTGAATATTATTGCGTAGTTGAAGTGGAACCTGATAACGTAAGTATGGAAAGTTGTTGATATGCCAAAAGCTATCTTAGAATTTAATTTACCAGAAGAACAGGAAGAGTATAAACTGACCCTCAAAGCAGGAGACTGGATGATGGTCTGCTCTGAGATGGATAACTGGTTACGTAACAGGATAAAGTACGAAAATCGTAACGATCTTCAGGAAGTTAGGGACGTATTACTGGGTCTTATGAACGAGTACGAAGTACATAATTACTGAGGGAAGTAACAAATGAGTAACACAATCCAAATTGATAGCGAAATCTACCCTAAGGTCCCGCAGGCACTAACAACCCTGCCGTTCGGACGGTACTCCCTGACCAAACTAGGCACCGTAGACTCCCCAAAACACGGTGAATCAGAAATCAAAGAAGGCGCCCCATATACAGGCAGGATCACCATAATTAACCGAGGAGGAGGACCCTCCATCATGATAGGAACGTTCCCCTGGAGCGGTATGGTGACAAGCTGGGTATTGGACGCAGCGCCCCATGTCGATGGGTACATGGTCTTGACAACCGAGAACAGCCGTTATAAGCTTGAAGGACCTTTGCCTGAATGTGAGGATAAGGAAGATCGAAACGAAGAGGAAGAGTTAGAATGAAATACAAACTACGGTTAGATCTTAAGTTAGAAGTTTATGGCAAGACTCTCTATAGAATCGAGAGGTTACTTGACGGCAAACCTACAGGCGAACTAGGAGGCTACATTGAGAAGGAGGCTAACCTCTCCCAAGACGGCTCCTGCTGGGTGTACGGCGACGCTAAGGTGTACGGCAACGCTCAGGTGTTCGGCAACGCTTGGGTGTACGGCGACGCTCAGGTGTTTAGCGACGCTCAGGTGTTTAGCGACGCTCAGGTGTTTAGCGACGCTCAGGTGTCCGAGGGTTATTTAGACAAAAATGAAACCCAACCAACTGAAAAATTAACTGCGCCCACATACAAGCAATACTCCGACTATGATCAATTTGTTATTGCTTCGGCCTTACTAATAGAAGTAGCTCGTCAGTCAGGAGAATTAGGCGCCAGAGCTTTATCATATTGGGATAGCAATAGACCTAAAAGGAGCGGAGAATGAACAAGTCAACACAGAAAAAAGTAAGAGTAGGTTTTGAGCTTCTTGTGGAACAAGTATCCGGAAGGTTTGTACGAGTAGGACATCTGTTCCCCACTAGACTATCGGCAGAGGCATATAGAGAAGTAGAGCACGAAACGCTGCCTTACCGGATTAAAGGGATCAGGCTCAGTTGCGAAAAGATGGGAAGTTATCTGGACCGAGGAGCGCAGAAGTGACCTGCCCCCAGTGCTACTCAGAAATGGTTAAGGCCCAAGCCACCGAGTTTGGCGAGACCTACCATTACTGCAGACAGTGCAAAAAAGAATTGTCTGAGATATTCGTAGCTCGTGAAGTAGCACTAGAAGATCCTCCGACATACCCAAAGCATCAATTCAAGGACTACGTGACGATGAACCCACCAGCAGAAAAGTGGAAGGTAGTAGAGCTGCCCCCATGGAACACTACCCCTAAACCCTGCGGCACCACTAAAAACGCCGCGGCAGACGAGCACTTCGTTAATTTCCCAAATAACCGATGCACATGCGGACACGTCTACAGAGACATGCTAGGTAACTGGACGCCTACTCTGACTATGTCAACGGCTGCACAAGACTCCGTAGACAGGGTTAATAAGGCTGCAGAAGAGGTAATTCAAATTGCCAAGGATATGGCTAGTAAACCAAGGACGGTCACAATTCCCAAAAGACTAGGCTGGACGAAGTTCCGATGAAGTGTCTGTATTTTATAGCCGCCTACGCCATCATGACAGCGATGCTGTTCTTATCTGTACTTGCCCTGTTTGAGTTTTTAAACGCACTAGGAGTTAAGACCCAATGACCGAAAAGACACAAGCGATACTAGGTGGAATTATGTTGCTGGCAGCATTCGCTATAGGCCGGTATACTGTTCCTGAGAAAGTTAAGATTGAAACTAAGGTGGTCGAAGTAGAGAAAAAGACCGACACAGTTAAAACCGACACTAACAAAGACAAGCACAAAGAGACTGTCACCGTGGTGGTATCTAAGCCAGACGGCACCACCACGACGACGACTACTGCGGTCGAGGACGATAAGACTACTCGCAAGACAGACTCTAAAGAGACTGACCAGACCGCAGTGACTGAGACACAGACTAAGGAAATCACTAAGGGAGGATCGCCAACGACGGTAGCTGTCAATATAGCAATCCCCCTATCACTAAATGCATCTACCCCCGCTTACGGTTTGTCGGTGTATAAGGGAGTCCTAGGGCCGATAGGCATAGGTTTAGCCGGTTTCACAAACGGCACCGTCAACGCCTCTGTTGGACTAACTTTTTAAGGATATAGTATGGGTATAAATAACTACCTAAAAGCGGCAAAGTATCAGGAAGAACAGTTCATTAAGGGGAATTATCTGCGTTTGTGGGACAATATAGGCGACGAGAATCCTTACTACTACTCCTTAACTCACTGCGACAAAGAGACCGCCCAGAAAGAGATCCTAGCTAGGTACGTAGCAGTATGAAATTCAAATACGGAGCCTCTGTCAAAGTAACAACCGCGGGGTTTTTCGAAGGTCAATACGGCACGGTTCTTAACTATTTCGATGAACCCAAGTACCAGTACTGCGTCAGACTTGGTCTTGATGAGCCGGGTAGCTTCCACATATTCAAAGAAGCAGAACTAGAATTAGCGCCTATTTTTATACAATCCACTTGTAAAATATAAATACCCATCGTATACTGATTATATGCGTAAGAACACCCAAGCACTATGTGCAGCACTAGAAGCAAAGATCAAAGCAGCCTACGAGGAGTCAGTCACCGTAACTGAGGCAGAACTCCTGGCAGGCGAATTTTTGCATGCCCAGATGGTTATCAATAATGAGTTGAGTATAGCTTCTTTGGACGCCAGGATGCGCAAACAAGGAGTTAAGGCGATCCGAGCCGCGGTGTATCTAGAGGGGGCCAAAGCTGGGGATAAGAAACCCAGCGATGTACTGCTCAACGCTCAGGTAGAGATGAGCGAGCTAGTGGCCGGAGAACAGAAAGGTTTCGATGAGGCTGAAGTGGAAGCAGAGGCGCTACACAACTACCTTAAAATCTTTGAGCAGTGCCACGTTTATTTTAGACAAATGTGCAGGAGTACTGGATGAAAAAGTTTTTAGATTGGGCTGCCGTTACTATAATCTTTGCCTTAATGCTGTCCACCACAGTAGCGATGCTATACATTTTATGGGGCGTCGCTAATGAGTTCTTATACTACCCAAGATCAAGGCTTAATATTCTATGGGTAGGGACTGTGATCGCTATAGTACTTTGGGCGCGGTTCCGCTCTAACAAAGTACTGGACACCCTCCAATGAAAAAAGTTTGTAGCCGGCAGCAAGTGGCGAAGAGAACGCAATCAAACGAGGCTATCAATGCTCTGCCTCGACCGGCTACCTCGAGTTTAACTGACAAGTCAATGAGGGTTTTTATCAAAGTCGATCAGTTCGGAATTTTAGAGCTCTCACAACTATCCGCGATGCTTGACATAGAAAAGGTTGCCTTTTACTCCTTCAGGAAAAATAAAAACAAAACAATTACGTTGAGATTATACGACAGCAAAAGAAAGTTGATCCGGCATTATGGCAGCAAAGCAAAGTAATACGCAGTCAGTCGCGGACAGAGTTCGCGCTCTTTACGCAAAAGACGAGTCCATGCAGAGAATTCTCACAAACACGTCCGGGGAGGCCAAGGTTTATACCGCCGATGACGGGGTCCCTCTCCCAGAAGCAAACCCAATCCGCAGCATGACAGGTCTCCCCTGCCTTCCTTTCAATAAGGTCGCCCAAGTTATGGGAAAACCTGATACTGGCAAAAGTACCACCGCCGGCGAGGTGATGGCGTCGGCGCAAAAAGCCGGGTTCAAAGTCATTGTAGTTGATGCCGAGGACAAGCTAGACCTAGAGCGGTACCAGGCTGAGTTCGGCGGAGCCCCTAAGACACTACTGATAATCAAGACCAACGAGATTAGAAAAGCCGGCCAGCTAGTTAAAGACTATATTAACATTTTGAAGGCAGACAATCCAAAGGAGAAAATCTTAGTGGTCTGGGACAGCGTAGGCGCCTCGGTGTCCAGATCCGAAACTGAGCGCAATCTTGCAGACGAGAAACACGGGCAGCCCGGACAGGACGCCAAAGAAGCGGGGTCGGTGATTAGACATTGGGTCGGAATGTTTAACAAGTACCCAGATAGCATTTGCGTTCTCTTGGTGAATCAGACGTATGCGAAAATCGGATTCATGCAACACGGTGACCAGGCTAAGGGCGGCTCCGGCATAGAATACTTCAGTTCTCTTATTATAGGACTAAAGCGCATCAAGGTACTGACTCGCACCGAGAAGAAGAAGAAAGTTAAGTACGGCATTTTGACTAGGGCCACAGTAACTAAGAACCACCTGAGCGCAGGCAAAACCTCCGTGTACCAGATGGACTTCGTTATTACGTCGGCTGGATCCCAGGTTTCTGACGCGGATATGGCTGAAGATGAGGAAGAGACAGAATGAGCAGACCTAGAATATTTACTGACAGCAAAGTTTGCACAGGATGCGCGTTAGATCTACCTCTTGAGGCGTTCAATCGCAAATGTACGGGAGCCAGTAACAGGGCGGCAAAATGTAAAAAGTGCGTGAAAGATAATGTGTTTACTGTGCGGCGAACGGTTCCTCAAGACGTCAAGCGTAGGCAAGCATGTGAAAGGTCAGCTTTATGGCGCAAGCAAAACGTAGAAAGAGCGAATGCTAGAGGCGCGCGCTGGAAACAGGCCAATAGAGACAAGGTATCAGCTTATGCTCGCAGGAGACGTTCAGAGCATATGCCTACCAAACTTGCCGCCAATCTCCGCAGTCGTCTTCGATGTGTATTCGACGGAAAAGAAAAGCCGGCGCCTACTTTAGAGCTGTTGGGCTGCTCTATTGCGCATTTTCAAGATCATATTCAGTCTATGTTTTTGACGGGCATGTCGTGGGCCAACTACGGCAATCTTAAAGGGCAGTGGAGCCTAGATCACAGGCTTCCATTAGCAAGTTTTGATCTTACAGACGACGCTCAGGTAAAAGTAGCCTGCCACTTTTCTAACATACAACCTATGTGGGCAGTTGAAAATTCTAGGAAGCGTGACCGAATTGCGTAGCCCAATTGCAGTAGCCACAGGCGACTCTCATTTTACTCTCGGCACCTTGGAGCTGGCGAGTTCAGCGCTTAGGCAGATGATCTTAAAAGCTAAGGAACTGCACGTTCCTATTATCCTGAACGGCGATACCCTTGACGCCAAAGCTATTATACGCGGTGAAATCGCAAACCGACTTATTGAAATACTAGGGGAAATTGAGTCAGAACAAGTTTATATCAATACTGGCAATCACGACATGCTTTCAGAGAAGGGGGATAATAGCGCTCTCAACTTTTTACGCCCGTACGCGCAGGTAGTATCGTCGCCGGTCTACATTGAGCGATTCAAATCCTATATTGTTCCATACTTCAATGACACAAATAAGCTAAAAGAGTTCCTACACACAGTGGATATTGGGACCCGCTTGATAATTCATCAAGGAGTAATGGGCGCGGATTTAGGTCATTATGTAAAAGATTCCACATCACTTCCAACTGACTCGTTTTCTGACTTCCGAGTTATCGCGAGCCATTACCATAAACGGCAGGACATAAAGTGCGGTCCTCCAAGGAAAGGCGCAGTAGGCCTGTTCTCATACCTAGGTTCTCCTTATTCCATCACATATTCTGAAGCCAACGACGGCCCCAAAGGGTTCAACATCTTATACGACGACGGTACACTAGAACTGGTACCCACAAACCTCCGCAAGCACGTGAAACTTGAACTCACTACGGACTGGCTTAGTAAGCAAGACCGCAACCGGTATAGCGAGTCGGTTCCCGAATCAAACATTGGTCAGTATGATCTGCTTTGGGTTAAACTGACCGGTCCAGAGAGCGAGTTAGCAAGAGTATTTAAGGCAGAATTGGGCCACTACCTGCAGGTAAACCAATTCAAGCTAGACAAAATCCCCACAGAAGTCACCAGGATGGAAGAGACAAAGGAGCGCTTGACTGAGGCGGAGATCATGGATAGACTCATAGATCAGACTGAAGAGAGTCTTGAGGAGAAGAAGAACCTCAAAGGTCTGTGGAGAGAGACCCTGGCATGACTTCAAAGGAAGCCAACATAGCCCAGGCGAGGAAACTGATCTCCGAGTGCAAGAAACTAAACACGTTGAGTAGTTACTGGCGGCAGGCACACGCAGAACAGATGGTATTAAATCCGCACGACACCCCGAAGGAAGGGTGTTACTGTTTATATTGCACTGTGGAAAGAGTCGCACACACACTCTCCAGTGACCCAAAGTTAAAGGTCTATAAATGAACTCCCTACTAGGACTGCACGAAATACTAGCTACTGCCGCCTCGCACGCCCTGGTCATAGAAAAGATCACAGTTGATTCTGACACTTTCTCGAGACTGGCGTCGGAGGTATCCCAGATGACTGTTTATGGAGATCCTATGGCCGGCCTGCCAGAAGAGTTTAAAGTGGCCAACTTCTCTGACGGATATGTGACGATTAAGAGGGGTAAATGAGATTTAAGCGCGCCTCCGTCACCAACTTCGGTTCATTCGAATCTTTAGATTTTGACTATTCAAATCTAGGACTCGCACTGTTGTCCGGGGTCACCGGCTCTGGAAAATCAACAATCGCAGAAATTCCTAATTGGGTCGTGTGGGGTCAAACTAGCAAAGGCGGATCCGTTGAAGACGTCAGGTCATGGGGAGCCGAAAGCGAGACTTCGGGCGACATCGACGTAGAAACACCAACAGGTGAAATCACTATTCACCGAGTACGCGGTAAGGCAACCCAGAACGACCTATACTACACGGAAGCTTCGGACCCAGACACCAAGAAGCGTGGTAAGGACATGACCGAGACTCAGAAGCTGATTGACGAGCGGATAGGGTGCGATGCCGAGCTCTACAACATCGGCGCTTTCTTTGGACAATTCAGTGAGGCCGGAGAGTTCTTCATCGCCAAAGCAAAAGACCGCCGTGTCACCTTGGAACGCATATCAGATCTCTCAATGCCAGTAAAGCTGGCCGAGAAGGCATCAGAGGCCCGAAAGGCAGCCAAGAAGGAGCTAGAGGCACTAGAACTCGAAAAGGCCAAGAACCAGGGCCGGTACGACCAACTGGTGAGCCAGAGACAGTCCTCAGAGCGTGCGTACGAACTGTGGGCTATACAGCAAAAGAAGACCATAGTAGACGCTGAGGCTAAGTCCGCGGAATTTGAAGCGGTAAAAGCCAGCAAAATCTCTACCCTAGTGGCTAAGTCAAATATGCTAGTCACTAGCATCAAAGACGACGAGGCCTTTACCCTCCAAATAGACAAGATCAAAGAAAAGCTGAACAAGCTCGAGTCGGTCAAATCCAACTACGCGAAGCTCGTCTCTATCGTGGCCGACTATAAGAGTCAAGTAGCCTCTGCCGAGAAAGACAGGGCCAGACAAGAGCGGTTGCCAGACACCTGCCCTGAATGTAAGAGGCCGGGGGCTAATCCAAACAGAAAAGAGCACCTGGAAACTTGCTCAAGAGAGCTAGAGGCCACTAAGAAGCTGCTGAAGATGGCACAAGCGACTCTATCCGAGGTAGAGGCAGAGTTGAAAGCAGAACGCCCTCTCCTGGCCGATCTGGCCCAGGTTCAATCTGATAGGAACAACAATGAGCGGCTACTTGACCAGCTAGAAAACGCCCAAGCAGCTATTGCAGCCGAAGAAGCCCAGGTAAACGCATATCCAGAGCGCATACAGGAGCTCAAGGACGCCAAGAACCCATATATCCATCAAATTTCGGAAACAATTGGAGAAATACAGCGTGTTGACAGAGCGCAGGACAAAATTATTGAGAACATTGAAAACAAAACCCACCGGGTAGCCAGCTTAACAAGTGTTTATGATTTGAGTTTCGTTTTGAGGGGAGAACTTCTCATGAACTCGGTAGCCCGCCTCCAACAGGAGACCAATGCGCGGCTAGAGAAGTATTTTGACTCGGCCTTTCGAGTGAAGTTCTCTTTACAGGATAGCGATAAGCTAGAAGTGGAGATTTTTAAGGATCAGTATTCAACGAATTTTAAGGCACTTAGCGGGGGCCAGCGTAAATTACTGGTTATATCCTTCTCAACCGCTCTTATGAAGCTCGCAGCAGAAGTTGCTGGTGTTGACTTCAATCTGATGATTTTTGACGAAGTGTTAGCAGGGCTCGATGCCGAACTCAAGGTAAAGGCGTTTAGCCTATTTGAAGAACTATCGACAAGCACTGAATCAATCATTTTCATCGAACACGACGATAATTTAAAAAGTTGCTTTAATTCAATTTATAATGTATCTATAGACACAGAGGGCAGAAGTACTGTGGAAAGTGGCGAACGATCAGAGACCTCCTAATCCAAGACTTACACCAAAAGAGAAGGGCCTTTTGAAGGGAGCCCTACGACGAGTTTTCTCCAGGTCCGAGCTTAGGAGATCCGTACTAGACTCCCAAGAAGTCGAACACGTAGATCCGAACAGACCCAGGGTTAAACGATGGTGCTATTGCGCCCTCTGTGGGGTCGTCTCCCCACGGTACCTGATGAGTGTAGACCATATTCTACCAATCGTGAAAATAGAAGAGACTTTCGCAGACATGAGCCTAGACGAAGCTGTCGATCGCCTCTGGTGCGAACGCGAGGGTCTTCAGGGACTTGATGATTTCTGTCACTCTGAAAAGACTAAAGGGGAGAACAAACTCCGCCGCGAATATAAGAAGAAGGCTAAAAAATAGTTCTTGCATTATCGCCGGTGTCGAGTTAGCCTATAAATAGATTATGCCAGTCAGAATAATAACAAAAGGAGCAGATACGATGGGACATCAGGCGAATTTGAAATTGGCCCGCAAGCAGATAGTTAATATTGCCAGACAGGAATACGGGTCCGCTCTACAAGCGGAAGCTGTGTCGGCGATGGCAAAAGATCTCATGCAGTTTGCCGCTGGCAGATTAGACGAAGTATCCAAAAACGTGGACGCCGAACTCAAGAAGATTGACGGCCAAACTCAGACCTTCCGGTCAATGTTGATGCGAGACGTCTCCTTTCAGATTAGCAAAGAACTTTTTAACACGAACACAACCCTCTTGGCATGGCAGACAGTCCTCGCAAAGCGACTCGGCATCACCGACATGACCGGCCTTGAGAACGACATCGCAGCCGAGAAAGCAGTCATTACCGCTAAGCTTGAAGCAGAAGCCAAAGCCGCCCAAGAAGCCGCAGACAAACAGGCAAAGGAAGAAGCTGAGCAGGCCGCTGCAGCTAAGGCACATGCTATCGCTAATCCCGAGAATACTATCTTCGCGGCGGCAGCAGAGGCCCAGGCGCCCACAGTGACCCCTGTACCTACTGCGGGCCCCGCTCTTGGATAAGAGCTTCTACTTAGGCCTATTCATTTCTGCGCTGCTGTGGAGCGGCAACTGAGGTCGGCATGACATACGAAGAAGAGCAGGCGCACAATAAGAAACTAAGAGACATGCCCACAGGCACCAAAGATGAGCTCATAGCTAAGCTTCGGGCCTTAAGACACTGCGAACAGAACGAGACCGGCGACACTGAAGTCACTCACGTTATGGCCGACCAGGCTTTGTTAGAATTCATTGGTGATCCTCAAATAGGCGAAGAGTTCGCTTTACTAAGAAAGTGGTACGCGTGAAACCTCCATACAACGAAAAGCCTCCCATGTCCGCCGCAGCAAAGATGCAAATGCTGGAGAAGCTAATTCGGAGAGGGCTGCTGTGCACGTGCAATAAAACGGAGGTGGTTACTACGCACTCCGAACTAGGAGATCATGACGAGGAGAAAATCGTGCACTCTCCAGACTGCGAAGCTAATAAGTATTTTATAGAGCTTCTTGCAGGAGAATAAAGTGTGGATTTACCTAAAGAAAGACTTAACTCCCTCGATCTCTTCTCCGGAATCGGAGGAAACAGTATCGCGCTCAGCGAATGGGTCAACACCGTCGCATACTGCGAAAACGACCGATTCGCTCAAGCTGTACTTTTGTCAAACATGTCAATCGGCAGGATTCCCGCTCGACCAATATGGGATGACGTGCGGACTCTCAAAGGAGGGATGCTCCCAAGGATTGAAATTATTTCCGGAGGCTTCCCCTGCCAAGACATCAGCGTTGCCGGCAATGGCAAAGGCTTGGAAGGAGAGCGAAGCGGCTTGGTATTCGAGATATTCCGGCTCATCGACGAAACCGGCCCGAAGTTCGTCTTCCTGGAAAATGTCCCGGCCATTAGGACCCGCGGAGGAGAACGAGTGGTCAAAGAACTGGCCAGCCGCGGGTATGACTGTAGATGGGATACTGTATCCGCTAGCGAAGTTGGTGCCCCCCACAAAAGAAATCGATGGTTCCTCCTTGCTGCCCACGCCGACAGCGTCAACGTACGGAACGAACAAGGGCGGAGCAGCGGGACGAAAGGGAAGGGCGTGCCCTTCCTTGGAAACAATGGCGAGACAGAACTTGTGGCCAACACCTACGGCACGGGATTACTTTCCCCCACACTCAAAAGAATACATTCAACAGAAGATAAATCAAGGTCACGGGATGGCGAATCTGAACGACGCAGTATCGGGAAACCACCCGCGGTACCCAGTGTCGGCTTGGCCGACACCAACAGCGAGAGATTGGAAGGGACAGGATACCCCGAAGCCGCATGGAAAACACTCGCCGAGCTTGGATTTGCAGGTCAGCAGCCGTGGCCATCCTGGCTACCTCTCCCCACGATTCGTAGAGGCGATGATGGGTTTTCCAATAGGGCACACCGAATTAAATGCTGTGGGAACGCAGTGGTTCCAAATCAAGCCAAAGAAGCCTTCAAAAGGCTAATGGGATTGTAGGAGAATAGTACGGAACTCTTTAGGAAAATCATCATCGCCGCCACCGCACTATCCCTGTTATGGTCAGCCCCGACTCTCCCCAGCACCAATTTCCAGTTCGGCGGCGACAACATAACTAACGCCGACCAGCTGTGGTCATACCGACAAGCTGATAGATTCCAGTGGACGGACAGCGACTCAGAGGTACACCTACTAGTCGCCTTCGGAGGAACTCTGCTGCTATCCGGTATACTAGAACACGACCTAGGGGTCAGCAGGACCGCAGCGGCCATCTATTCTGCAATGACGTTAGCCCTAATAGGCGCCCTGAAAGAATCACTGATAGACTCCTACACCTCAAAGACTGACATTAAGACGTGGGGAGCGGGAGCGGCTATAGGCGGGGTAACTTTCATAATACTGAGGTTCTGATATGGTTGAAGGTAGCGTTGTTATCGTCTCAAGTGGACAGGCTGGGACCCTCGTAGCTAGATCCGGGGAGTCTGTTACGGTATTACTTCGTAGCGGGTATTTGTGGCAAGGCCCAATCAATCAATGTCGAATTCCCCAGGACGAACAAGATCTCGCGGCATGCCCCATTCACGTGGAGCGAGTTTCTCCTAAACCTAAGAAAGTTAGATAAATGTCACCACATGTTATTTTTGGAATAGTAGTTTCTGCGACTAACTTCGCAGCCTATTACAAAGTCGGCGAACCCCGGTATTTTATTTTCGGGTCTTTGATTTTAATCTTGTCTTTTATACTACAGGTGCTACTATGGAACATATGAATAAATCCTGTACACGTAATAAATGCCTAAGAAAATATCACGCTAAGGGATTTTGTCAGCTTCATTACAGGGAGGAGCATAATAAAAACCCGAAAATAAGGAATCGAATAAATAAGATGTTCCTTCGCGCTCATTACACTCGCATGAAGGATCCGGAATTCCGAGAAAAGAATAAAAAACTCATGCGGGAAATAAGCACTAGACATAGACATACATTTTTAGGCATGCTAAGTCAGATGTGGCATAAAATGCTTTATCGAACTAGCAATAAACAACAAAGCGAATCAACCAAGAAATTATACCTAGGAAGATTTTGCCCTAAAAAGAAAGATTTTATGGAAAAAGCTTTGTCTGACTCCAACATCTACTGTTTATGGAAGACATGGATGCTTTCCGGATACGAAAAAGATCTGAAACCTTCTCCCGATCGTATGATCACAGAACCGAACCCCAAAACCGGCTTTACCGGCGGCTATGAGCTACACAACATACAATTCGTTACTTGGAAACAAAATAGAGAATTCGCACATATAAAGAGACAACTTAACAGTAAGAAGGCGATTTACCAACTTGTGGGTAAGATAATGCAGGTTCCGGGAAAAAATAAACTCTCGAAAAAACACCGTCCCGGACAAAAAGAAGCAATACACAACCTAGTCGATGTGCGGAGTAAAAATGAAAAATAAACTAGAAAAGATCTTGTTCATCCCAGACTGCCACGTGCCCTACCAGGACAAGGACGCATTCAGCCTAATGCTACAGGCCGGAAAGCAATTCAAGCCTGACCACGCAATCATCCTGGGCGACTTCGCAGACTTCTACGGCGTCAGCTCCCACTCCAAAGACCCTAATCGTGCCCTAAAGCTAAAAGAAGAAGTCGAGGCTACGAAAGCGGCACTAGACCAGGTGAAAGCACTTGGCGCCAAGAATAATGTATTCGTAGCCGGTAACCACGAGGACCGCCTTGAGCGGTACCTTCGAGATAGAGCACCAGAACTCTATAACTACATCTCAATCCCGCACATCCTTGAGCTTAAGTCTAAGGGATTCTCGTACACGCCGTACAAGCAGTCGTATAAGATTGGTAAGCTCCACATCACCCACGACACCGGAACCGCCGGCCGGTACGCCCACTACAAGTCCCTCGACGCCTTCCAGCACAATGTAGTTATCGGCCATACGCACCGTCTCGGGTACGCAGTTGAAGGGAACGCCAACGGCGAGCGCCACGTCACCGCGATGCTTGGGTGGCTGGGGGATGTTAACGAAGTAGACTATATGCATCGGGTTAAGGCGATCAAGGACTGGTCTCTGGCGTTCGGAATCGGTTACCTAGAGCCTAAATCTGGGGTTGTATACGTGACTCCTGTACCCATTGTCAAGAATACTTGCCTGATCGAAGGCCGTCTAATAACGCTGGATAAAAAAGGGAAGTTTTAACATGGAGCAATCGTACTTTTGCCAGGCATGCGGTAAAGTATGGCACGACGTTCAATCCTACAATAATCATAACTGCCCCGGCAGCCAGTATCTGTACCAGGGTAACTACGTTCAACAGGGTCAAAGTCAGATGCAACAACAGATGCCTAGCGTCTCTCTTTCTTCTATCGTAATTCAAATTACAGAAATGCGGGAGCAGCTTAAAAAGCAACATGGGGAGATTACCAGTCTGCTGCAAAAACTAGTTTCGCAACCCACAGCAGTGCCGACCTTCACAGTAGGTCCGTACACAGGAACTCCTATCACACATGGTTTCGGCCACACGGGACCTTGTGCACCTGGATGTGTTTGCGACAAGTCCCCGAGGAAAGAATAAATGAGCTATGACGAAGAAGGTAAGCAAGACGAGAAGCCTTGGATAGAGGGAGACTTCGGCAGATGGGCAATCAACGTTCAATCTGATGTCATAATCAAATGCTCCGCAAACCAAGTAATAGAGATCGACAAGATGTACGGCCCACTAGCCGCATTCCCAGTTAGAGTGACCTTAAAGTACGACAAAGATACTCCAGGCGACTGGGTTGTTGAATACCAGAACCCGACTACAGAAAAGTGGGAAGTAAAGGCGCAGTGGAGCTGTCAGGAAAACTGGCCAGAGAACGACTAAGAATAAGTTAAAGCGGGGGTGCGGCTATGCACCATAGGTCGACTAAGCGGTGAAACAACATCGCCCCGCTTCTTTCTCAATAAAATCAGCTATTGACATCCCTAACTTCCTCTGATACTGTCAAAGCAGATGAATACAGCCCTCGCAGCCCTATTCTTATCTGTCTCTCAATCCTTAAGTCTCCCTGCAGGACTACTCTCTGCCGTATGCTGGGTAGAGAGTACCCACCAGACGCACACAATCGTCCTAGACAAGCATAACGTGCCTAGCCTAGGGGTCTGCCAAGTAAAGCTGTCCACGGCTCGCCTAATGGGCTACGGAGGCTCCCAGGAGGGTCTTATGAATCCCGAACTCAATATAGTGTTCGCAGCCAGGTACCTCAGGTACCAACTCAGGCGTTACCAAGGCGATCCCGTTAAGGCAATCGGCGCCTATAATTCAGGTACCTTCAAACTTCGACCACACAGTAACAGACCAACCAACGAGCGATACATTAAACGGGTCATGAAAGCATGGGTGGACGGCAGATGAGACACTTCACCCGAGGCGCCAGGTACCGACACAAGAACTGCCTAGACATCGACATAGAGATTTTATCAGTAAACTACGTCGACGCTAAGCGCACCAAGATGAAGATCATCTACGTCAACCGTCATTGGCAGGGAGGCGACTTCGTAATTGACGCCAAAGCCTCCTCAGTAGAGGTCAGGTCGTCCGATTACCCATTATGGAGCAGGATCAAATGAAGACAATAAGCATCCCGTCTCCTAAGGAATTTCCTACTAAGATCTACTTCGGATCCGAGGTATACAAAATAGTGTATAAAAAGAACTTCAAGTGCTACGGAGAAACGGACTGGTCTAAGAAAACAATCACCATCAAAAAAGGATTATCGCACAGGCAATTCCTAGCCACTATCGTACACGAACTTTTACACGTTATTGAGGCGGAATTCCCCGTGAAGCTTAAGCATAAGACAGTATACAAGTTGGAGAGTGCAATCGTGTCTTTGCTCCTGGACAATTTCCTCTAATGAAGAGATCCCGTAAATCCCTAGAGATCGAGCGTAAGTTTACGGCTACTAAAGCCGACTGGGAGCCCTTTGTTGCATTATGCAACAGTCTGGCCCCCTCAAGAGTGCTCGAGGTCTCAGGGCCCGACACATACTTCACGCGGCAAGATACGGTTCTTAGGTGGAGACATAACAAGGACTTAGACGAGCTCACAATAAAGGAGAGGCTATCTAACAGGTCCTCCTTTGTGAGAGATGAACTAGAGATAAAGCTGACCTCAGGTATCGCCCCAAAAGAGGTACTGTCGTTCGTAAAGGCGGCCGGGTTCGAAAAGCTGTTCAGGATAAGAAAGCACTGTGTAGTATTCTGGTTCCAAGACTCCGCGGTAGAACAGGTCTGCGTAGCCATATACCGCGTAGAGCACCGGGGGTCCGAGGACCAGTGGTTCATAGAGATCGAGGCCAAGAAGGGCGAGAACCCAGAAGCATCAAAACGAGCCGTAATGGCTTGGGCTAAGGATCTTGGCATATCCCCAGATAGGGTCATAGACAAGACCTTACTTGAGATCTATTCAGACAGGAGGACCGCATTAAAGCCCCGGTAACATGTTCTTATTGATATGCACTAATATTGTCCCTTAATATGATGAAGTCCTTAATCGCCTTTTTGTCCCTTCTCTCTTTATCTTTCAACTGCTTAGCCTATTCTGCTACTCCTCCCGCTTACGGCATACAGGCTCCTTCCGGGCGTTCCGGACCGATTCATCTTGTCAGCCAGCAGGCGCACGTAAACATTAAGACAGCCAAGACAGCCGCATTGATAGGTCCCATATATCCGCCGGCCGCCATGAGTTTTCTTAAAGAGATGCTAATGACCATGAAAATCCCCGGTGACCGAGTAATAATAATTGACTCTCCCGGAGGAGTCGTTGAAATAGGAGAAAAGATAGTTCAGGCCATGGAGATAGAAAAAAGCATGGGCGTCAGGGAGATCTGCGTAGTGCGAGGACGCGCGGACTCAATGGCATTCAATATCCTGTCCCACTGCGACGTGCGCCTAGCGACTCCCGGGTCTGCCTTAATGTTTCACGATGTTTTTTTTGAGCAATTAGACTGTCAAAAGATAAAATGTAATCCATCTAATCTGAGAGAAGCGGCGGATGAACTAGATAGAGTTAACCTTCCGTTTAGGCTGGTGAATGCAAAATCCCTAGGCATGACTTTGAAAGAATACGACATATACTCCAGAAACGAAATGGAGTGGGACGTCAAAGCTCTCTTAGATCGCCACTACTTGCACGGCGTTGCCACTGTTCTGGAGTAGCCCAAAAATAATACTTGCAATCAGTAAAATCCTGTGGCAATGTAGATGAATGTTAATCGCATTCACAGGAAAAGCTGGTTCTGGAAAATCAACTGCCATCGAAGCGCTTAAGGCTTCTGGATTTGGCGCGGTCTATAACGTCAAGTTCGCAGGTCCACTCTACGATATACAAAAATTCATCTACAGTCGAATCTCTGCAGTCTACACACCTCCGCTAGACTTCCTGAAAGACCGGAAACTACTCCAGTGGATCGGCACCGAGTGGGGCAGAGACACGATCTCAGAGACTCTGTGGGTTGATCTGTTCAAAGCAAGGTACAATAACCTGAAGCAAAAGGACGACACCGTAATCATTACCTGCGACGACTGCCGGTTCCCTAATGAGGCAGAAATGATTCACAGCCTCGGGGGCTATGTAGTCGAGGTCAGTCGTGCCAATAGCGCAGAGCACGCAGTCGCCGGACTAGGGATTGAAGGGCATAAATCAGAGATTTCATTGAACAGTAATCACATTGATTACTCGGTCTCTAATAACGGGACTCCAGAAGAATTTACTGCTAAGCTTAAAGAGACCTTTGCGAGCATGAAGGCTCGAATGGCGCCAGGGATGGCCCCGACGGTAGCAGCAGAACAAGAGGAAGAAGATGACGGAATCTTCCCAATCACTTAAGGAGAAACTATGAGCAGCACTTGGATTCTTATTTTACTCGTACGCTCACTAAGTACTATCGCGTTTACAAACATTACTGGGTTCAAGAATGCCGGAGATTGCATCAAGGCAGGCAATGAAACAAAAGCACTTGTAAGTGGAACAACGAAGGAATTGGCCTTCGTTTGTGTAGAGCAACAACGTAACTAAGGAGACAGATAAATGGCATTCAAACGTAAGACAGATACAAGCGGCGGAGAGCAATTCAAATTCGAAAACGCAGGAGATTCCCTCACCGGGTATTACCTGGGGAGCCCCGACTTCGAAGGTGAGTATGGACCCACTAAGAAGCACCTATTCAAGACCAAGAAGGGCATCCGAGTGGTGTTTGGACAAACCCACCTGACACAGCTACTCGAAGGCGAGAAGCCCGGCTGCCTCATGCAGGTCACCTATACCGAAGACAAGAAGATGAAAAAGGGCAACCCTATGAAGTGCTACACGGTAGACATCGACGACGAGCAGAAGCTTGACGCGTCTGAGATTCCCACTACCGATGATGCTGAAGAACCCAACTACGAAGCAGCCGGCGACGATGAGCCAGCAGAAGAAGCTGAAGAAGAAACTCCTATGGACGAAGTTAAGGTGGCTCCTCCTGCTAAGAAAGCAGCTCCAGCGGCACCGGCTAAATCGGCACCTAAGAAGTCGATCACCGAGATCCTTGCGGAACGCCGAAAAACAGCTTAGTCGCCTGGAGTAATCCACACAAGCACGACGATGCGACTCCCCCTAGTCGCCGTCGCGCACATCCAGGCAGGGCGACCGTTGCATCCCCCTCACCACCGCAACGGTCGCCCATTCCTTTACTAGGAGCACTTAGTGATATACGCGATGTTGCCCTCAAACTGGTTAAGGGATGAAAACCCGAATGTCAGACCGATTCAAGCAGACATCTCACTGGAAGAGGCGTTGGAATACAATGCACAGGGGTATAACATATACTACTACCCTAACGAGGTCAACCAAGAGACCTACGACAGCCTAGGCGGCAGGTTCATACAGGCCAAGGACATCACCGAGTTTAACTGGGTGTTTTGTGATTTAGACCTTAAGGATTACAAGAGCGAGAATCCTGATCGTAGGCATGAGTATGCGACGAAAGAGGAGTTTGTAGAGAAGGTCACTGAGAGCTCTAATCTAACCCCCACTAGCATCGTTTACAGTGGAAATGGCGTTCATATTTACTGGCTTGTTTCTGACCTTGACGCTAAATCTTATCTGAGGCTATCCCGCAGACTGTGCCGTAAGTTCAAAACAGATCCGGCAGTCAGCCAAATAAAACAATTAATGAGAGTAGCAGGCACCGCTAACGTTAAAACCAAGGATTACCCTAAGCTTTGCGAAGAGGTATTTTCATCGGAGTCTCACTATACTTGCGAAGAACTCGACAAGTGGCTGCCTCCCATAACGGCAAAGGACGAAGAGTTCTGTGAGCGGCATTATAACATTGCCAATAACATCAATCAGCCGGAAATTTTGATCTCAGACAAACTACCCAAGAAATTTGAGGTTCTTTTTAAAAAGAACAAAGAGGTCAAAAGGATCTTCTCCGGCGAAGTTGAGGATAGATCTGGAGCGGACTGGAGACTTACGAACATACTTCACTCAAACGGATTTACTGAGGAGGAGGCCGCGTCAGTTTTAGTAAATACTTGCAAGGCCAGAGAACGTCGAGGGGAGCACAGGATAAGCTATGCTACGAATCTGCTTGAGAAAGTATTCCGCAAAGAGTCCAGCGTGTCTGATCCAGACACATTCGCCCCTCTGGCTAAAGACAAAATACTCGCTGAGTTTACCGCACAGCACGCGGAAATGAAATATGCTATAAATAACCCCACAGCATTTGTGGACGATGCGTTTAAAGAAGTTTTTATGTTTACAACTGGCATCACGTTTGTAGGCGCAAAGACCGGAGCAGGCAAGTCCACTACTTGCTATAATCTAATCGCCAACATAATACTGACGCATCCAGAGAAGAGAATATTACTCTTGCCAAACGAAGCGACAATACACGAGGTCCTTAGCAATGTGGCCTGTCTTCTTTTGGGATATGATTGGAAATCAGACTTCAACCACTCGTCCGCCACCATGCAGACGCAGTCCGAAGTGTTTGATATGATCGAGACTATAGTAAGTCGGCTAGAGGTTATCCCCGACGGGTGCACAGATCTAACTTACATAGAAAAAGTGCTGGATCGAGCAAAGGGGTTACCTGCGAACGAAAAACCAGCGCTAATTATCCTTGACTATCTACAAGCGGTATCTACCTGCGAAGAGTACCCCGGGCGAGAATCTTTTCAAATATCAAAATCCTTGGGATTAAGCCTTAAAAATTACGCTCGCGAATGCACGATCCCAATTGTGGTGTTTGGTCAAATTTCTGAGGAGACGACTAATCGAGGAGCATTCGGGCAGCGCATAGAGAATGACCGAACTTTTTTAAATCACTGCCATAATGCTATTGAAGCGATACCGGACTATGCGGCGTTGACCACTACGTTTCACTGTAGGAAGCAAAGGTTTGGGGGAGCCCCTACTTGGGCAATAACTTTGCCGTACAACAAAGGAAGGCTAGGGGATAGCTTGGCCGAGAAAATAAGGCAGAGCAATGACTGAAAAAAGAATCATACGAGACAACGTCGGAGTGCAGGAACTTTTGAAGTACCTAGAAGATAAACAATACGTCGCATTTGATTGCGAGACCACGGGCGTCACTTCTTCTGCTGAGATTATTGGCTATAGCGTTGCAGCCAGTGAAGACTTGGGATGGTATGTTGTAACTGCCTACTGGGACGTCGACAAACAGGAGCTAGTGTATTTAGAAACTAAGGACTCTGCTCCAGAAGTCATGAAGGTCCTAGTCACCAAGGATCTCATAGAACATAACGGCGTATTTGATTCGGCTCGCGTAGAAGAAAATTATAAAGTTCCTATGATTCAAGCTGTCCACACGGATACAATGTTGGCAGCTCATTTGGCGAACGAGAATAGAAAGTGCGGACTAAAAGATCTAGCTGCTGAGATATTCGGAGAATCCTCTCGAGACGAGCAGATTGCAGTTAGGGCATCGGTAATAAGAAACGGCGGCCAGTTGACTAAGGCCAACTACGAATTATACAAGGCGGATTCTCATCTGCTAGCAGAATATGGCTGCCAAGACGCAATACTTACGTACAGACTGTTTGAACATGTTTTGAATGAATTAGCTGACGAGGGAATGATCAATTTTTTCTACGAGGAGACGATGCCCCTTCTGAGATCCGCCACGTATGAGCTAAATACTACGGGACTTAAAATAGACATGGAGCGTCTCGCGGCTCTAAAGAAAGAACTCGAAATAGAGTCTGCTGAGTTATGTAGTTTTATCGACGCGGAGATCACGCCTATAATTTCAGAAAAATACCCTGCGACGTCTCCTCGTACTACGTTCAACATTGATTCGAGGGAAATGTTAGCGTGGCTCCTATTTGAAAAGCTAGGAGAGAGATTTGTTCGAGTATCAGACGCAGGCGCCGATTTGTGCGCTGCTATGCAAATGAGAAGGCCCTACACCAATAAGTCCAAGATCGAGTTCATAGAGACAGTGAAACACTGTAAAGGAGCGATTTGGAGAGAGAAGGACACGGTAGACAGAAAAACAGGCAAGAAGAGAGCAGAAGCTAAAGTAAAGGATTACTGGACCTATCTATCGGTTGACAAAGCAGTACTTGCCACGTTTGAAGATAAATATTCTTGGGTAAAGAAGCTGTTACAGCTTAAGAAAGTAGATAAGCTGCTTGGAACTTACGTTCTTCCGTTAGAGAGGCAGCAGACGTTTAGTATAATTCATCCGCAATTTTTACAGAATGGAACTACGTCTGGGCGTTTTAGCTGCAAAAACCCAAATTTTCAAACGCTACCCAGAGACGATAAAAGGCTCAAAGCTTGCGTAGTTTCTCGTCCAGGAAAAGTATTCGTCGGAAGCGATTATAGCCAGCTTGAACCCAGAGTATTCGCGTCTTTTTCTAACGACGAAAGATTACTTGCTTGCTTCAAAACAGGAACCGACTTCTATTCAGTAATAGGGACTGAATTATTTAATAAGCGAGATTGCTCCCTATTTAAATCTCACCCCGACTTCTTCGGTAAAAAATATGAATCCCTAAGAAATAAGTCTAAGGTGGTCGCTCTCTCGGCCACGTACGGAACAACTGCTTCTAAAATGGCTCCCGGTTTGGGAGTAGACGTAAAAGAAGCACAGGAAGTTATAGATAATTATTTTGAAAATTTCCCTAGCGTAAAGGCCATGATGGTAAAAGCACACGATACTGTAAAGAAACAAGGTTACGTGCAAAATTTATACGGAAGGAAGCGCCGAATTCCCAGAGCGATGGATATCAATAAAGTTTTCGGAAATGTTTCTCATGATAAACTACCTTACGAAGCTAGAACACTTTTAAATTTGGGTATGAACCATATCGTTCAAAGCACGGCCGCCAGCATAGCTAATAGAGCGTCGATACGGTTCTCAGAACTATGCAAAGAGGCAAACATCGAGGCCCGCACAGTGCTGGTAATCCACGACGAAATTGTGGTTGAGTGTGCAGATGCCGACGCAGATGACGTAGTAGTTATATTAAAAGAGGCCATGGAGCACGCTGTAGAGCTCCCTGGTGTCAGCCTAGTAGCCGAGCCGAGGATCGCTAAAAATCTAGCCGATCTGAAATAATCCAACAATAACGCCCTGTTGGCAATTATGCAAGGATCGATACTTATACACAATATTGTATAAATTATTCTCTTGCCAAACCTGTATAGTCATGAGACAGTCTTTATAGAGGCACTATGAAAAAAGAAAAGTCCGCTAAGAAGAACAAGCTCCCCGAATCTGTCGTCGAAGAGTTAGACGCTATGGACGAACAGGCCCTGCAAAAGCAGGTGACCGACTCCACTCAGGCTATCTCTACAGCTAAGAAGGAGCGGGATGAGAACGAGAACTATCAGGCCGCCAAACTAGCGGTGTCCGACCTCAGCGCCGGCCTCAAAGAAGTTAAGGCGTATCAGGGTGCCAAGATCGCCCATTGCCTAGCGCGACTAACAGAACTTAAAGGATAACTAAAAGGAATCATTATGAAAAGAGTTGTATTTACAGCATTAATGTTAGCAATTACAGTAGCCGCCTTCGTCCAGGCATCAAAGAAATCAGAACCAATTGCCCTTAAGGGCGTCTGCTCTCATCCCGCAGTTAACGACGGCGCCCCATTCCCAATCGGCGACTCAACGCTTGACGGCTCCAACCTCACTCGGACCAACGAAGAAGGCCAGACCCTCACACTAGTCGGCGCTCAATGCATTCTGGTAAGAGACAAAAAATGATGAGAATCAATTCGGTAGAATTACTAACTCTATTACTGGCGGGGCTAAAAATCACCCACAAAATAGACTGGACCTGGCTCCAGGTAATAACCCCAGTACTCGTGTGGTTTGCGTTTTGCGCTATTGCAACCTCTGCCCTACTCCTTCTCGGAGCATTCCGTAGGCACAAATGATCTTCTCACCAAGACGAATACTGTCCCCAAAAGAAGCGAGCGTCCTTAAGTTACTCGGTAACTGGGAAGAGCTCGTAGACAACAAGCGACTCTACGGTACCCTATTCATGGACCGAGTGGCATTCGAAGCAATGGAAGCAGCAGGTATTGCTACCGCCATGAGTGTGGATAGAGACAGATCGACCAACACCTACAGCGTGCGGTTTGACCTATTTAACCTGGCCAAGTACATCCACTTCCTATGCGATCGTGTAGGATTTGAAGTCCAGATCGACGGTGTCGTTAAGACCCACGATGGATCATCCTTTGACATTCCTTTTAAATCAGCCCCAACCCTAAACAGTAAAAAGAAAGAGAGTAAAAAATGAAGATTGATTTTTCACAAGGCGTAAACGGTATCGACGGTAAACCATTCACAGAGAAGAACGCAGACACAGGGATCATTGGCCCCATCACACTGGCCCAACTGTGCAGTGCAGCATTGTTGACGTCGTTTCAGGACGAACCAGGACTAGCCGGCACCGAAAAGTTTGCTCGGTATAACCTGGCAGCCAAGGTCTACGGCGGCGGTTCGGCCGACATCGCAGTTGAAGACATCGCCAAGATCAAGCTCTGCGTAGGTAAGTTCTACGCGGCGTCTGTGGTAGGTCCGGTATTCAATGCACTTGAAGGCACTGCGGCTAAAGTCGTCTACATTAATCAGAGCACAGCATGATCATCAAGTGCGAGTCATTAGTAGTTAAATTCGCATCAGGTAGCGGGATGAACTCCCAGCATATCGTGCCAAGGGACGGCGCGGATAGTCTTAGGGTCGAGATAACTGACGCCGAGTTCACAGTGGGCTTCATGAAAGGTCAGACGGCGATTAAGATCATCGGCTGGCCCCGGGCAACGGTGGCCGAATACTACGCCGAAAAGATTACTTCATAACAATCAACGCAGGGCAGAACAGTGGATATGGAAAGTGTCAGATCAGTCAAACAAAAAACCTAAAAAGAAATTAGCGGCATTCAAACCCGGACTCAAGTGGATGTCCGAAGCCGACTACCACAACAAGCTCTCAGATAAAGATAAGGATTACCTAGACAACTTCAACCGAGGTTGGTCGGGTGGTTACCCCGGTATGATAACAGATGACCAGGACGAGAAGCGTAAGATCTGGCGTGAGAACAAGAAGATTCAAAGAGATGCCATGACCTTCGTTAACGACGGTGTTTCCGTAGACAGGAACAGCGGGGGAGTAGAGCCTGCCATGGCCGAGATCCTAGACAGTCATGCGGTCGCTGAGAGTGTTAGGGCAGTCCGTCGGGTAGCTTCAGAGAACAGGGAGGCCGCTAAGAGTGCTCGGTCTCGTAAGTTGCTGGAAGCTAAGAAGTCTAGGAAGAGAGTTAAGAAGTCTAGTTAACGGGTAGGTTGAAGAACACCCAATCCCCACAACCGCACTCCACGTAGACCCCAGTGTAATACTCTGGGTTACCGTCCGCCTGAGTCCTGACCACAGTAACCTTGCCACAGTTGTCGCAAGTACTTTCGTAGTTCTGCCTCGCGTCAAATTCATGCTCGAAGTCTCTGAGTTTCATTTTGTCTTCTTCTTTCTCTTTTTCTTGAGACAACTCTTACATCTCACATGTTTCCAATTATTTACTAAACGGGCCATTGTCCAAAACAACGACAGCCCGCATTTAGTTTTAATTTGCGAAGCCGCAATTTTGTGAGTCAAGGTTAAAAATTCCATCCAAGCGCAGCAAGACCATTACCCCTAATCGTCGCACCAAGAGATCCCCGGACGCTGTCCCCGAAGTCACGCTGGTACATTAACCCGAGGTCCGGCCGGTACTCTGTAGAAGCTTTGTAGTTATTGGCAGTTCCTTGGACATTCAAAGCAGTAGGGGTAGCCATTCCCAATAGACTGATTGAGTTACGGTTACTACTATTCTTATCTACCAAGACTCTCTTCTCGTTGGAACCACTCTTATTGCCAATTGAGATCTGGTTAACGACAACGGTCTTCTCTACCGGTCGATCGACATAGACAATCTTCTCCACTACCTTCTCAACAACCACTCTCTTTACAACCGTTCGGACGACAGGCTTGCGGTATACGCACTGCCTCTCTTCAACACAGCTCACTTCTTTATGGCAGGACTGATCGGACATTGCAGAGGTAGAGAAAAGAATCAAAAGCATCATTAGTTTATTCATATGGTTCCCTTTTTAGTTAAAATCAATAGTATCAAGTATAGAGTCATTGGCGCTGTCTTTCAAGTATAGAACGCCGTTGATATAGAGAGCATGGTGGTCCTTGTCAATGACTAATACCTTGTCATAGTCATCATCGCACCTCTCACTCTTATGCAACGTAATGCCTCTCTCGCAAACAGTAGCGTGGTAATCCGTTGTAATCTTTAGGCATGAGAATGCCTTCAGGACGAAAGAGACTCGGGTGCCGCACTTGCCTCCCTGGTCGCCTTTAAGTCCCTGGGGTCCTGTAGCCCCTGTATTCCCAGTAGGTCCTTTAAGGCCACTAGCGCCTGTCGCCCCTGTTGCACCGGTAGCGCCCTTAGTCCCGCTACCGCCGCCAGTCCCGGCAGACCCATTCAGTCCAGTTGAACCGTTGGCTCCAGAGGCACCAGTAGATCCGTTCTTACCTGAAACGCCGTTTAGCCCAGAAGCTCCGGTAGCGCCGGAGGCACCCTTAGCCCCCTGCTGGCAGGCCGCACCGTTAGCGCCATTTGTCCCATTAGACCCAGGAATGCCCATAGCGCCGTTTACCCCTGTACTCCCAGCCCTACCTATGGACCCAGCTGCTCCGGCCTCGCCTTGAGCACCTGTGGCACCGGTTGCACCTTGCGACCCGTCCGATCCATTAGCACCGGTACCGCCTGTGGCACCATTCGTGCCATTAGAGATCAAGTCCTGTTGCTGCTCACATCCGGCTAAAGCCACAAGACAAATAAGTAATGCAATTCTCATTCTAGTTTCCTTTCAAGTAGTTACAAGTTCGACTTCAAAGCATCGGCTCCCAACAAGTCTCTTAGCATCTTTGTACGCAGACCAGAAGTCCATGTAAAACTCTGACTGATGCTGCGTGCCTTGAGCACTTGTGTATAAAATATACCACATATATACTCCTTTATTTAAGATAGTCTTTTGCGCGCTTTATGGCGGCCTTCTTCGTTACAAAGAAGTCGAACTTCTCTCCGTTTTCATAGACTTGATATAAAGTTGTGAATGCCGCATATACACTTCCGTGATCGTTAAAGAAGTGAGCCCGTTTAAATATGTCTTTTCTACTCATCTCTCTTTCTAAGTCATTTATGGGAATTGCAAAGTGGTAACCCTTGCCGGCTTTTACGGTGCGAACCTCTGCTTCTCTGTATTCAACGAACTTCTTTTTAAATTTCATATCATATCCTTTCACTGGTTAATGGTTATCGTGATCGCAAGGCGAATCGTTGTGTTCCGGCGTATAGGTGTATGTCGGAACCGGAGATGGTAGCGGTGTAGGGTCTGGAGTCGGCGACGGAGAGGGACTCGGAGAAGGAGGTGAGACGTTACCGCAAGCCACTACCAAACTTGCCATAGTCGTCAAGTAGATAGAGTCGACAACTACAGTAGACGTGTCTCCTCCCAGCACTTTCTTGCTGGCTTTAGTTGTCATGGACAGATCCCCAAAGTACGTTACACTTCCGTCTGGATTATTCTGAACCGGAACGTAGTTAATGAAGTTAAGAGACAAGATGCTCAACTTGTAGTTTGGCACGATAACTCCGGCACCTAGGACCCTGTTCGGTAGGCCAAAGCTAACCGGCACAGGATTGCCAGTAGGCACAAAAGTAATACCCGAAAACCCCTGTGTGCAACTTGCTGGGTTATTCAAGCTCCCGACCATAGAAGACGCCAGGGAGTTTGTAGCAAGTCTGAAGTCGCTCCAATTCTGGGCCAGACCCATGTTGGTGACAATCTGCGCGAAAGCTAGGGCTCCTAGGCACATGAGCCCCATCGCGATCATTGTTTCGATTAGGGTAAAACCTTTGTTGTTTGTCATAGAGTTTCCTTTCCCATTTTCTCAGCTAGTTTTGTTTTCATAACATCAAGGGATTCCCAAAAAGTATTTGGCCAAGCGTCGGTATCATCCGAATTCATAACATTATCAGGCCAAGGACTTTTGTGATTAAATCCCCTTTTTTCCATTTCATCAGCTAATTCGTTGTGTCGTCGCTTCATTGCTTTTGAATGACCTATCCACCGTTTAGTTTCAGGATGATTTCTATATCCTTTGTTTATCCCGGCGATTGCTCTGGCCATAATAAGTAATTCATTATGTTCGCCCAGAAGGCGCTTGTTATCTAGTATAGATGCTTCAATAGGCCACCATGATCGCATAAATTCTCCTTTACGCGGCATCTCTGCCAGACTCTTCAGTCTTTACCTGTGACGCCACTTCTCCAACCAAGCAGGCGTCAAGGGCAATCAAGTCACCTACAAGCTTCTCCGCTTCCATCCTCTGTCCTGACTTGATGCAAGCCTTAGCTCTAGCCTTCACTGAGTCAATCGCCGCCAAAATGTCTTTCATCTGTTGTGTAGTTTCCATTGTAATCTCCCTTTTCTTATGCCGCTTCCGCGTCTTTGCTGGTCGTTATGAAGTATCCTGCGATCCCGAAGTCAGCGATGTTGTCGCCCGTAACCGCCATTTCTTGAAGTGCTACGTCAATCGCATCTGGGTCTACGAGGAATGGCGTGCCTTCCATAACCTTGCGTACTTCCTCTAGTGTTCCTTTGATATAAGTCTCACCACTTAGCATCGCCCATCTGTTTGAGTTCAGTTTATACAGCTTCATGATATTAGTTCTCCCTATGGAATATTGTGCCTTCTTTGTAGGCCGGTTGCAATTGTGTCTTGGTTTACCGATCATGGTTTTGCCTTTCTTTTGAATAAAATAGACCCCTTACCGTCCACATTGTCCATGGGGCACATGAATGTTCTATTCGATACCCAAGTATTGGAATCGAAACTTATCGAAAGAACAGACTCTATAGTTCCTTTACTGATGCCTGCGCACATTGGATGGTCAATCAGAGCTTCAAGTTCGTCTCCTATTCGCAGTTTGTCGAGCTCGAAAGCGACCCTCGGTTGTACGCGCACTCCAGCGGGCATGATTGAACTGGGATTATGCAGAGCTGCGCCAGATTGAGTCGCACCCGGTTTGGGGATCGACGAGGGATTAGGATTAACACACTGAAATCTACCTGTAACAGTGCCAGAGTATTCGCAAGTCCACTCAACAACCTCAATCTTGCATGCGCGACAGTAGAAAAACTCTTTACCCAGCACTTCATTCCTAACCGCATCCTTTTTACAAACATGACAAATCATATAATCTCCTTTCATTTATAAGAAATCATCTCAGCGTAATAAGCCTGTCTATTCACTTCGAAACACTTATCTGGAAAATCATGGGGATACATAATACTCAATGGGCACCCGTACTTATCAACCGCCACGTCGTGAACCCGACCCATAGCGCAGTGCCCGAGCTCATGGAACACTAACATCTCGCGCGCATCATCGTTACTTGCATTCCAGTAGGTGGCGTCTATATGCACGACCTTGTTTCCCGACTCATCCACCGTGCATACGCCAATCGTAGGCAACACTAGCTCATCCATTCGCCCGGACACGTCCGCAGTAGATACTCCAATCGTATTCTGAAACATCTCGAAGTATGGCACCAAGTTCTGATCAATGGTGATCGGTTGCTTAGGCGCGCACGCGAGTAAAATCATTGCAGATAAGATGGAGTAACTACGCATATCATTTCGCTTTCTTAGGTTTGACTATAAGCATGGCGCCCAAGACCATTTGTTTGTACGCCTTAAAGTATTTGGGATTACCCCCTATCCTTTGGAATTGTTTGGCAGTCATGCTGTTGATCTTAGATCGGCTTATTTTAGCGCATCCAGCAAAAATAAGAGTTCTTGTTATGGTTACTGAATATGACGCGGCTATGGTTAAAACTATTATCGCATCAATTGAATCAATACGAGCGTCGCCGGACACCCAAGCGTTGCCGGACACCAGAGCGTTGCCGAACACCCAAGCGTTGCCGTACACCAGGGCGTTGCCGAACACCCAAGCGTCGCCGTACACCCGAGCGTTGTCGTACACCCGAGCGTTGTCGTACACCAGAGCGTTGCCGTACACCCAGCAGGTGCCGTCTTGGGAGAGGTTAGCTTCACTCTCAATGTAACCGCCTACGTCGCCTGTAGGCTTGCCGTCACGTAACCTCTCGATTCTATAGAGAGTTGTTCCGTGTACTTCTAACTTAAGGTCTAACCGTAGCTTGTATTTCTTCATACTGCCTCCAATTCTAGTTCACCTTCATCCGAAGCCAAATACTCAGCGCGCAAACCAATAGCTCTATGCATAGCCGACACCACACCAACCTCAAGCGAAGGTACTGGAAGCCCAATCCCCCGTGCGCACGCGAGGACGAGAAGTTTCACCTGAAGACTCATCTCCGCGTCATACAACTCATCGAACAATGTAGGCATGCGTGCATCTATGCACTCAACTCTATCGCGCCCAAGACTAGGAATACTCTGTAGGATCTCGATCTCTTCGTCTGTACCGGGCTCGTCTTGGAATATGTCAGAGGCGAGTATCATTGCTTTCCTGATGTCATGCTCGATTGCCATATGAATTCCTTTCTTATCGTACTGAGGTCTTTAGTTTAGCGCACATCTTTCTTTTAAAGACGTCAAACTTATCTTTTGGCATGCCTTGTCTACCGTGGTACTTAACTTCATAAACATAATACGTGAGCCCTTTGGCTATCTGAAAGTTCTTGGTGCGATTTAACTGGATTAAGTATTGACTGGAAACCCCCTCCAGCAACTTAATGAGCAGAGGCATTCCGCGCACCACTGCCGTGCCTTCGGGGGTACCGAATAGATGACTTAACGTGCGACCTGATCCGCGCGCCAAGTAACAACTACCAAGATAGTATCCCACTAATCTTTTGCCTACGGAACTAAAACTAAACACTTTTTCTACGCCAATATCATCACTTATTAACATGTACACTCCTTATGTTAAGCGCAAAATAGAAACTCATCGTCGAACTCAACCGTCCTATGAGGCGCGCACGCCAAGCAAACACGCCACTTGCATGCCTCAAGCCTACCCTTGCACTGCACGCAAACCTTTGTCGCGTGATAGCTTGCCGGACTATCGTCCTGATCTATACCGGCAAGCCGCCTGCGTTCGCGCATCCGTGCCATACTTTCTCTGACTTGTTTGCGTTTTCTGTCTTGTTTGGTCATATCAAGCCACCTTTGTTATTTCGTCATTGCCTACAGGCAAGCTCTCCAGACCTTCGCCGACTGGGATACTCATGCCGTCTAAGAACTTAGCGATCACCAGTCCGTCTTTTATCACAACTTCTAGTCCATGTTCAGTTAAGTCTGCGTACGCAAGTCCAATTCTCATTTTGAACTCCTTTTAGGGACCAGTTTCATTCCGATCTTAACAAGCTTCCTGTACTGAGGGAATAGTTCGCGAGGCAGGCCCATCTTCTCGGCGTCGTCGATTGACACCTTAAGCCATTCCGAACGCTTTTTTAGTTGACACCCTATTGCAATGTTATCGGGAGTTATAGTGATAGAAAAACTGAATGCAATTATGAAATTAACTATTTCATTTACTGAAGATATCCAAGCGTCGCCGGACACCCAAGCGTCGCCGGACACCCGAGCGTCGCCGTACACCAGAGCGTCGCCGTACACCTGAGCGTTGCCGAACACCCAAGCGTTGCCGAACACCCAAGCGTTGCCGGACACCCGAGCGTTGCCGTACACCCAAGCGTCGCCGTACACCCAACAGGTGCCGTCTTGGGAGAGGTTAGCTTCACTCTCAATGTAACCGCCTACGTCGCCTGTAGGTTTGCCGTCACGTAACCTCTCGATTCTATAGAGAGTCTTACTGTACACTTCTAACTTAAGATCTAGCCGTAGTTTGTATTTCTTCATACTGCCTCCAATGTTAAGTTCAAAAAGTTTGGGACACAGAGTCGGGGAAACCCTGTGTCCCGGTCTACAGCAACTTAGGGGGATAAGTTGAATGCTGCAGACAAAGTTATACTGTCTTGGGAGCCCGGCGTTTCATTGCACCGGCTGCCCAAGTCGAAAATGTGTGAATGTAGATCGCTGGGAACATATCCCTTAAAGCGGTCTCAACGGCATCTTCCAGCTCACGTTGAGTCGGCATGAGCAAATGAATACCGATCATTGACTTAGAATCAAACGATTTGACTCTAATAACCTTAACTCCCGAAGCCTTGATATCTTTAGTTATCCTAGCAACCTTCATAAAACCCCCGTCTCGTTTGTTACTAAATACAATCTAATACTATTGCATACCAGATGCCAAACCCATCTCAATTAAAACCCAACGAAATCAAGTCAACCAAGACACATACTGACAAATATCGTCACCTAAAGCAAATAATACAAATGAATACAAGCTGAAGATCTTTTAGACAAACCTCAAGACATAGACAGTTACATACCAAGTCGCATAAAACACCTAACGACGATCAAACCCCCAGTAACTGTCTCAAAAAGACATATAACAGGAATGAAACAGACCTAAGAGCTCTAACAAAGACAATCACGGTAGGCAGAGACGAACAGCTACCCAGTAAGTAATGACTGACCGCAACGGCCACTAGACCAAAGGCAGAGACACAGACACAACGACGGTGCCGCTACGGGCTACGTGTTAAGGCTACTGGCATCCGGCCGGGCTATTAAGTCAAAGACAGAGCTCTATGTTCGGTCGCCTTGCCGGCGCCGTCGACGTTGCGGGCTACGTGTTACGGCTACTACGATTTTAAGTGCGTAGAACTTTACGCAGTAACAACTAACTCAAGGTGCAACGGCTACTGCGTGGGGTCGCTCGATACAAGCGACGAAGCATCGTCTACTAAGACTTTAGTAGATATCTCCATCTCTTATATAACGCAGCTGAGCCTTAACAATCCTTCAAGTCAGCATACGAACGTTAAATGACCAGTTGATACCCCATGAGCAACGACGACCGAAACGAGACAAAACACCGCGGGAATAGCCTGGTTTCAGATGGGAGTTGGCCGGCCTGTACAGAGCTCTCCGGAGGGGGGGTCTACTGGGAACTGTTTCCTTTCTGGCCTGGGTCTGGGTAGACCCCCCCCCAGGACGCAATTTCTCCCACAGCCTCACCTTCAGCGCCCGTTTAAAACGAGATGGCTATTTTCCGACAAGTCAAATATATGATACTTAAGGCTTATTTATTCTGTTGACACGAGTTTTACTGTGTATTATGCTTGTAATAATGAAAATTTGCATAGGGAGCAGCAACAGGCGTTACCTAGGGTGCGGGCAGCCTAAGCCGGACCGAGATTTCTTTCATGGGGGAGTTAATAGAGATAAGGCAAAGGAGTTCCCTTACTGCAGGGAGTGTAGGGATAGGGGGCCAAAGCCACCATTGAGAGATAAGTTTAAGAATATGCCTTACAAGAAATGCCCTGCCTGCTCAGTCACCAAATCGGCGTTTGATTTCGGTAAAGACAGGAACTCCGCAGACAGACTACATACTCGATGTAAAATGTGCAAGAAACTCCGCAGACTGCTGCCAGTTCCCAAAGACAAGAGTTGCAGTAGGTGTAAAAAGAGGATTCTTAAGTACTTGTTTCCTCCTAAGTCCGCGCACTGCCTAGGGTGTTTGGCTGAGATTAAAAGTAACTTTAGGGATATTGCAGACAGAAAGGCCTCCCGGAGAGGGTACGCATTCCCTGAGGCTCGAACGTGCAGAAATCAAGAAATGCTCAAGGCTGCGCGTAAACGAGCCCGTAAACGCGACCGAGCCAAGTTCGCTGCCAGGAAAACCTTGCAAGAACTCAGAAAACGCTCCGCAGTACCCAAATGGGTCTCCGCAGCCCACAGGATCGAGATGGGCAAAATCTACCGTGAGCGGGACCGACTAACCTCGGAGACATCGGTACAGCACCACGTCGACCATATCGTACCCATCCGGGGTCTGGAGATCGTTAACGGGCACTTAGTAGAGGTTTGGGGTCTTCACGTCCCTTGGAACCTGCGCGCGATCCCCGGAGCCGAAAACGAGAAAAAGTCAAATAAATTTCTTGATATTTCCCGACAACTCTTTTATAGTGAGTTTGGCGGTAAGAGCACTTTAAAGTCCTATTAGACGCACAGAAATGCCCGTAGTAGCCTTTATCCCACCTGGCTGCGGGTAAGGGTCTCTTTACTTGGTCAAGTGGCCTATAAACGGGTTTGTGGGGCTAGTAGCCGCTACCTATAGCCCTCCGCATAACACCACCCCAATGACAATTTAACCCGCACCGCCCCTAGTAACTTGTCATCGGGACGCTGTTAGTAGCAACTCATACGAAGCCCATTGGCGGCTACGCTAGTAGTTAGTACCCGTTCATGTCAGTACCTATCACTTTTCGATAGTTTCTTACCCGTTCGGGGTCTGTATGCCTATCCTATACGATCGTATGCTTTCGCTATACGCTTTACCGTATAGGATGTGTTTTATGCGCTCTGGCGTATAATGCCAAAATGGCGCAATCTTTGGCGTGATAGCGCTTGACTTCTATTACGACCCCTGGTACCGTCTTATTGTAGTGAGCGGCGTGCAGGTTTGTTCTAGCTTCAAGGACGCAGTGTCTTATTTAGAAGATTGGTTGGAAGAAATGGTCAACCAAAATCAAAAGAATTTCGGATAAAGTGAATGAGGTTCCGAGTAGGCAGGAGTAAAAGGGCAACGCTCGTCCAGCGGGTAAGGTAAAACTGAACCCGGTAGCCAATGGCGCCCCTTACCAAGATTTTACTTGCTTTCAATGACCGGTCAGTATACGCTCTAAGTATGTCGATTTACATATACTGTCGCGTGAGTTCGAACAAGCAGGTCGTAGATACGCAGGAGCACGATCTCCTAAAGCGCTACCCAGAGGCATTCCTGTACCGGGAGACCGCAAGCGGTGTCAAGGAGCGACCAGAGCTAGAGAAGCTCCTAAAGAAGATCCAGTCTGGAGACACCTTAGCCATAGCCGCCTTAGATCGCCTAGGAAGGAAGCTCCTAGACATAATTGGGCTGATTGAGGGCCTGTACAAACGAGGGGTTAACATCGTATCTCTTCGGGAGGGGGTCGATTACAGCACCCCGTCGGGCAGATTCACCGCCCAGGCCATGGTGATGGTGGCAGAGCTGGAGAGGTCCCTGATCAGCCAGCGGACTAAGGCTGCGCTCCAGGCAAAGAAGGAAAAGGGGCAGAGGCTCGGCCCCCCAGGCAAGCACTCTGTGGAGACTCTGACGCTGGCTATGAACATGCGGAACGACGGACACACCTTTAACGAAATATCAAAGGCTACCGGTATGTCAAAAGGCAGCGTGGTGTCTTTGTTCAACAAGAAGTCTCGAAATCCTATTCAGAGCGACTTTCTTAGGGAGTTTCTGAGGTAGGTTTCTTTGACATTTTATTGATTATAGATTCTATTTCTCGTACCGACGCTGGGTAAAAATCCCAAGCATCTACTCCCACATGTATCCTGCTGTCGGCGTACTTGTACTTTACGTGTGAGTGCCCGTGCAAAAGTATCTCTCCTGGAATCCTGGGGGGCCTGCGGTCCATGAATCTAAGTTCCGATTTATACGCAAAGGGTCGCATATACCAAGGCAACCGGTACGGAAAGTGTGACAGCCTGCATACTTGCCCCGCTATCTTCATCTTAATCTCATCAAATACTTGGAACCCGGCGCGTTCGTACTGCCCATTGGAGTAACTGTCGTGATTTCCTTTTACCAGAACCTTTTTACCCTTGAGTCGCGTGGCGATTGGCTCGAAAATCTGGTAAGGACAAAGTGCCAAGTCTCCTAGAACATAAACCGTGTCTTCTGGTTGGACGCACTCGTTCCAGCGTAAAATTAACTCTGTGTGCATGTCTTCTAGAGAGTCAAACGGGCGCTTAGAATATCCAATAACTGCTTCGTGGCCGAAATGGAGATCGCTAGTAAACCAGATCATATATTAATCACCTTAGGCTTATTTACTGGATTGTAGTTTCCGTCGCAGGACGCCACGTTATAGAACTTAGTGTAATTTATTGTCTTCTTTCCGTATCCTTCGTGGATATGGGCTGCAATATGCACTTTCGGCCGCACTACCATTACCCTCTTGAGCAGCTCTTCGCACCCCACGTGCCGGTTCTGGTCAGGAATGAAATCCAGGATCCCATAGGCCGGCCCGTGCGTAACGAGTACATCAACCCCTAGCGGTATCTTCGCCCACTTAGCAGCGATGTCTTCACCGCGGTGCGCCATCCATGCCCAATAGCCGAACGTAGGGGACCAGGGCGACATATAGAATCTTACACCATCGATCGTAATCTCTTCGTCAATGAGCAACGTCGCATTGCTCAATAGCGACCTAGCATGCTCTAGGTCATATTGAACGCATCTATCGTGGTTCCCTGCGGTGACCAGCTTATGTTTGTGAGGCAGAGTTCCCAGCCAATCGTTGAACCGGACAAGATCATCCCAGGATCCACTATTACAGAAGTCCCCCGCGTGAACCAAAACGTCTCCGTTAGGAACTTTTATTCTATCGTGCAGGGAGTGTGTGTCGCTTAAAGCAATAATCTTCAATAGTTACCTCTAACGTCTATCAAGTATGCCAAAGTTATCCTGATTTAGCAACAAAATAATATCCAGAGTATTGTCCCTCTTAATCAGGACCATTCTACTCGATTATGAGCGAATGCACCCGGAGACAATCAAATGCCCGCACCAATGACCGCCAAATCCGCCCACGAACAATCTGAAATAAAAAGTGGCGATACGACAGGCCCTTCGGAGCGAAGCAAGACAGCCTCCTCAGCAGACCTTCAAAAGTATTACAGAATCCGCAAGATCTCTGGATACCTCAATGAAATCATCGAAGTATCAGTAGATGAATCCGTAAACGTTCCTAAAGTAATCAGTAAGCAAGATACCAGGGAACTCCTGTTAGTTAAGCTCGAGGACTATATCTGCAATGGCGCGAAGAAGAAGCGCTAATGTGGAAATATAGAGATTCCGTACTATTCGGAACTTCCTTATTGTTCGCGGCCGTCACAGTCGTCACAAGGGAAATGGTCCCGCTCCTAGCCACCGCCCTGTTCCTGTCTGGCCACTATCTTGACCGTTTCTTCGGTGTCGATAAAGTCGATTCCAAGGCCCTTGGCAGGGTCGCAGTGATGGAAGCAGACTTCAAAGCCCTAAAGGACGAGATAAGCACAATTAAGCTCGCTGCGGGCATTAGAGGGCGGTCCTAGGCCATGTCAGCAGATCCCCTTAAGATCATAGAGCAGCAACTCCAGTTTTTGCAGAATCGGTCGGAAAAGGAACTCCTTACCGAAGCCGAGACCGTTCAGCTCGCCACCCTGATCAAGATGAAGATGCTACTCAGAGCCAAGGGCGCCAATATAAGCACAGATGACCCGTACGAGGACTTAAGCGCAGACGACCTTAAAGCGTTGCTGCCTTTACTGCAATAGACAATGCAAGACGTTAGCGAAACAATAACAGCCGAGGAATTAGCCGGTAAGAAAGAGTCCGCCAGACGTCAGATAACCGCTTCGTTGTGGAGGAAGGGCGATCTTTCCTGGAAGCTAGAGTCTCATCAGCAAGTTGCGTACGCAGCCATAAAAAAAGCAGCCGAAATCCCTAACAGTAGATTTGTTCTAAACGCCTCCAGACGCTCTGGAAAAACTTTTATGGCAGCCGTAATTTGCATAGAATACGCGCTGACTCACCCGGGTAGCTTTATTCTATACACAGGAGCGACGCAGAAGGCTGTCAAGGACATGATCCTTCCTTCGTACCAAGAAATTTTTAAAGATGCCCCAGAAGATTTGCGCGCAAAGCTAAAGACTCAGTACAACCAGTACGTTTTCACTAACGGCTCTACTATTAAGCTCACTGGGTTGGATGGCGGAAGACTTCAAAAGATACGAGGACTCACGGCGCATAAGATCGTGGTCGACGAAGCCGGGTTCATAGATCACCTTGAGACCGCGGTGAACTCTGTTCTTTCTCCCATGACTACAACCACGGGCGGAGCAATGATCCTGCTATCCAACGCCCCCATGACCCCCGGGCACCCGTTCGTAAAGATATTCACGCGGCGCGCGCAGGAAGACGGCCTATACTTAAAGCAGACTATTCTTGACGTCAAGAAATTTTCCAAGGCAGACGTAGACAGAATCGCAGACCAGTATAGAGAGACCGGCGGCTATAATAGCTCAACATTTCAACGAGAATATTTGTGTAATTTTTTGATTGACGAAGTAAACGCAGTGATCCCCGAATGGTCAAAATTTAAAGAACACCTAGTACGCGACGACATCGTTCGCCCCGACTTCTTCCACTCGCTGGTGTCTGCCGATTTAGGTCTAGTTGACTTCTGCGGCGTCCTATTCGGATACTATCACTTTCCCAAGGGCTTCGTGGTAATCGAAGACGAACTTTTACTTAAGGGCGTCAACTCAGCAACACTGGTGAAAGCCTGTAGAGAAAAAGAAGTCGCGCTATGGGGAGAAGAGCCCATGAAAGCCACTAACCGCATCGCAGACGGACAGGCATTCACGATCAACGACATAAACACTGTCCACCGTTACCCGATCGGGATGGTTACGAACAAAGACAATGTAGAAGCTCAAGCGAATTCTATTCGACTTGACATCCAGGGCTACAAGCTGATTATCCACCCCCGGTGCCAGAAACTTATCGGGCAGATAGAAGACGCCACCTGGAATCCGGCCAGGACAAGCTTCTGCAGAGACAGCGAGAATGGCCACTTCGACCTCTTAGCCGCGCTCCAGTACTTTGTCAGGAACATAAACAGATACAGCAACCCGTTCCCACCGAACTATAAGTTAAATGTTCGCGGCATGGTCATAAAAGATGACAGATACAACAATGCGTCGATGTCAGGCCTAAAGAAACTTCTTGCTCCAAAAGAGGAGCCGGCGCAGAGAGACTTGGCAGCACAGATGCCCAGCGTATTTTCAAATTCAAAAGATAGAAAGTTCAGGAGATAATTAACAATGAGTATCGGCGCAACGACAGACCAATATTGGGGAGCAGCTTCTCCTGAAGACCTTACCAGAACCCTCAGCAAAAAAATTATGGACTTTTACATGTTCACCTCAAAATTCCAATTCTTGGATAAGTGGAAGAGATCCTACTTAGCATATTATGGGATCACCCAGGCCGGAATGGATAGTTCGAAATTAAACCAAGGCGGCATGAATGGCGAACTTTACGTCAGCATTCCCAATCACTACCGCTCCCTTCTTCAGAATCTTCTCACCTTAACTACATCGCAACGGCCTGCACTTCAGCCGACGGCGCAAAATACCGACTCTAAGTCTGCTAATCAGACAATTCTGGCCCGCTCAGTACTTGATTATTACATGATGGAGAAAAGGCTCGAGATAGAATTAAAGAGGGCAACAGAGCTAGCGATTATCTCAGGCGAGGGGTTTGTAACTCTTGACTGGGATGCCACAAAAGGGCAGATCTACGATGTTGGAGAAAATGGACAGCCCATCTACGACGGCGACGCAGTGTTCAACACGTTCCATCCTCTAGACGTGATCCGCGAGTGCTGGTCAGAATCAAATGCAGGACCGCCGTGGAAGTGCGTACGCGAGTTTAAGAATAAATACGATCTGGCAGCAAAGTACCCAGACAAATCCAACGACATCCTGTCCATATCTAAGTCGCCTGACTACTTTTCCCGGTACTCATTCCTGACATTCGATGCATACACTAACGGCGACTATATCCCGGTGTATAAGTTCTATCACGAACCCACCCCTGCTCTTCCCAACGGCCGGCAGATGGAATTTGTTGACGTTGACGTCTATCTTAACGATGGACCCTTAGCATTCAAACATATTCCTATCTACCGCATAGCTCCCGCTGAATTCTTTGGTACCCCGTTCGGATACACGGTGGCCTATGACCTGATGGGGCTACAGAAGATCTATAGCTCCTTGATGTCTATCATCACCACCAACCAGATGAACTACGGGACTCAGAACATCCTGATTCCTCGTGGTGCTGAGATCAACGTAGTGGCTCTTGCTCAAGGCTTGAATGCCATTGAGTATGATAAGAACATCGGAAAACCAGAGCCCCTGAACCTGGTGCAAACCCCGGCTGAAATCTTCAGTCAGCTTGACCGAGTTCAGCACTTGATGGAAACCCTCTCCGGTATCAACAGTGTCGCCCGCGGTAACCCGGAAAGTTCCCTTCACTCTGGCGCAGCCCTAGCCCTCGTTGCCGCCCAAGCGGTGCAATTCAACAGTGGCCTGCAGCAATCCTATAACCGACTCCTAGAGGACGTCGGCACTGGGTTGATTGAGATCCTACAGGACTATGCAGCAACACCGAGAATTGCAAGCATCGCCGGAAAAAGCAACCGGTTCCGAGTGCAGGCATTCAAAGGATCCGACCTTGACGGCATCAACAGAGTGTGCGTTGAGACAGTTAACCCTATCTCAAAAACACCTGCTGGAAGATTGCAGGAAGCGCAGGATCTTCTCCAGAACAAAATGATCACGAACCCCGCCCATTACTTCGAAGTGATCACCACCGGCACTATTGACTCCTTGTATGAGCACGAGACCAGCCAGATCCTAAACATCCGAAGTGAGAACGAAGATCTCCAGGACGGTAAAAATGTTATGGTCGTTATCACAGACCAGCATGTTGAGCACATCAAGGAGCATTCTACCTGCCTGGACTCGCCAGAAGCAAGAAGTACGCCGGCTATTGTCAACGCAGTGACCAAGCATATCCAGGACCACATTGACGCCCTTAAGAACGGCGACCCTCAGCTTCTGACGCTTCTCGGTCAGACTCCGCTTACTCCTATGCCGCCTCCAGGCGCCCCTCCTGCTCCTGGCCAAGCCGCCTCGCCCCCTCCTCCAGGACAGGGGGGTCCGCCAAAGCCTGTCGGCCCTCCAGGACCAGGTATGCCAGCTACGCAGAACCCGACCCCTCCCGGGATGCAGCAGGCCGAGTCCATTAAGCCGTCCGGATTGCCGAACTTGCCCAAGGCGGCGACACCGGCGGCGCAAGAAGCATATGCGAATATGAAAGCATCAACGGGGCAATAAAAATGGTAATATATAAAATCACAAATAAAGTGAACGGAAAGTGCTACATAGGGCAGACCGTTCAGTCTTTAGAAGCCCGATGGTCAAAACATAAGGCTAAAAATAGTGGCTGCCCGCTGCTATCTAGAGCCATTAAAAAATATGGAGCCGAGTCATTCACCGTAGACACGGTGAGCGGGTGCGCATCTCAAGAGCAGTTGAATGACTCCGAGATCTTTTTCATAGATTACTTCCAGGCACTAACTCCAGACGGCTACAATATAGCCAAAGGTGGCGATAACTCCACCGGCATTAAGGGGTTAGTAAGATCGGAAGAAATGAGAAGAAAGCTTTCAGAATCTAAAACTGGAAAACCAAACGGACATCTAGGACTTAAAAGGCCAGCAGCGACCGGGATTAAAATATCTAAAGCACTCGCGGGCAATAAGAATGCCCTAGGAGCAGTAAGGTCGGAAGAAACTAGAGCAAAAATGAGCGCTGCCAAAAAAGGCATAAGTCATCCGGCGCACAGCCGAATAAAAATAGTAGACTCTGTTACTGGAGAAATATTTGAATCTATAAAGTCTGCGGCTTCAAAAATAAAAATTACACAGCAGACTCTTTCCGCCATGTTGTTGGGGCGGCAAGAAAACACTTCAACCCTGACATACTACAACGCGCAATTAATAACTAAAAAGGAGACATCAAAATGTCACAATCAGTAGAAACCCCAGCAGTAGCCCCGCCCGCAAGTACGCCTTCGTTGGCTTCAGACGTCACCAAGGTAGCTCCAGCCACAGAAAAGGTAGCGGCGCCCGCGGCAGCAGAAGCTCCTGCTCCCACCGCTAAAGAAATTCGCAAACTCAAGTTGAAACTTGAGGGTGCAGATATTGAACTTCCAGAAGAAGACGTGATTAAGTTAGCTCAGCAGGCTTCAGTAGCTAACCGCAGATTTCAAGACGCTGCGATGTCCCGGAAAGAAACCGAAGCCGTTCTCAAGATGCTTAAAGAGAACCCAAAAGTCGCCATGGAGAAACTCGGTATCGACCTCCGCAAGTTCTCAGAAGAAACTCTCACTGAAATTATCAAACGAGAACAAGAATCTCCTGCGGCTAAGAAAGAACGCGAACTCGAAGAAAAAGTTCGCTCCTATGAAGCCAAAGAAGCTGAGCGCGCAGAAGAAGCTAAGAGAGCGGAGTTGGTAAGAGAAGAATCCAAGAAACGGGAAGCTGCAACGGCTGAAGAACGTGCACAGATTACCCGCCTTGACAAACTGTTCACAAAAGCATTAGAAGACTCCGGTGTTCCTAAGACTCCATGGTCAATTGCACGAATGGCACAACTTCAACGCGTTAGCAACAAGAACGGCTGGGAAATGCCTGCCGAACAGCTCGCTAAGATCGCTCGCGAAGACTATGACAAAGAGTTCCAAGAACGCGTATCCGGGTACAAAGGCGCAGACGGAGCGCTCGACGGAGACAAACTGATCTCGCTATTCGGAGAAGACATCATCAAGGCCATCACCAAAGCCAAGGTGAAGCAATTGAAGAGTGCGAACCCCAAGTTCTCTAAGCCCGCTGAATCGCAGACTGAAGCCCCTCCCGCTCAAGATCGAGGAAGCTGGAGAGAGTTCACGAAGCGCAAAAGAAACATGGGAGTGTAGTATTGCGACATAAATTGTCGCAATAGTTGAATTGCGACATAAATTGTCGCAATAGTTGAATTGCGACATAAATTGTCGCAATAGTTGAATTGCGACATTTAGAAGGATACTCGCCATGGCTAAAAACCCAAACATCACTAAACTTAGTGAACAGCAGATACTTCAGCGAGTCTACGACGAGCCTAATGATCAGCTCCGCACGACTATAGACGCGTCGGTCAATATCGGCGGGCAGCAGACTCTCGTCATAACATCCCAAGAAGACAGCATAGTAGTGGTTGGGACCACAGACGGCACCTTAACCGGCCCTCAGGCCGCCATCAGAGTAGCTCCCGACGGTACAGTACAGGTCTCAGGCACGATCTCTGCCGTGAATCCTTCTGTAGGACCTACGGGAGCTCCTCCGCCCGTCCAGGCGACCCTAATAGGGGGCACCGATGGGACCGACCTAATAGGACTAAAGGTTGCCCCTGACGGCAGCTTATATACAATCCCCGGCGGCAGTATCCCCTCGAATACCAAGGTCATTAACGCCTACAACGAGGTCACTGGAGTAGCCTCCTCCATAACAACTCAGGTAGTTACGTATACTGTCCCTCTAAGTAAGACGGCTGTTTTCCAAAAAGCAAGTGTCTCAGGAGAGAATATAGCTAAGTTCACGTTATTGTTCAATTCCGTGGTGGTGGACACCCGAAGAACTTTTTTTGGAAGCATGAATGAAATTTTTGACTTTTTATCTTGGGACAACAACGGAACTCAGCTGGTTGCCGGAGACAATGTGCAAATACAAGTTCTTCACACAAGACCAACAGTCGCAACATTTGAAGCTAGATTACAGATATTGGAGATAAGTTAATGACTCCCCTAGAAATAAAGAAAATTAAGGCCGAGTTGGCCGCAGTTCATTCCGCTAAACTGAACCTGGAAGTTCGGATTGAAGAAGCATCCGAAAGTATCGATAGGATGAAAGAGCACGTAAAGATACAAGAAGACAAAGAAAAAGAACTAACTGAAAAAGTAAGGGACCTGAGATAGCATGAGTGATTATAATAGCAGCCTGCCAGTAAGAACAGAAAATAACGGAGACGTAGCCGCCAAGATCGTAGACGGAACAATTACATCCCAAGCTCTAGCAGTAGATGCTGCTGGTAAGATAACAACAAAACTAGACGACGCCGCAGGGAATGGTCTAACATCACAAACTAATGGAGCTCAACGAGCTCTAGACGTTGGTATTAACGTAGCCGGGGTTCAAATTGACCCTCGTACTATTAGAGCGCTAACATCTTCAGACACGGTTACTGTAGTTCAACCTTCTGGAGCTAATCTTCATGTAAACGTAGACAATTTTCCCGCGACTGTAGCGGTTACTCAATCAACCAGCCCTTGGGTGGTGTCGGGAACTGTAACAACGACTCAAGGAACCTCTCCTTGGATTACTAAAGATCAATCTGATGGCCCAGTGGCTCCAGGAACAGTTGCTTCATTCTCTCAGCTAACGGGAGGCCAGTTTAATACTGTTCTTCCCACTTTAACTAACGGACAGCAAGCGGCTCTTCAAGTAGATTCTAGTGGTAGACTTCTTGTTACCGCAACCGTCACATCAACCGACGACCATAACTACGGAACTGTTGGAGCAAATACTCCCCGAACCGCTGCCCAAATCGGTAACGCCACAGGCGCTGCAGACTTTAATTTCGGAACTGTCGGGGCTCAAACTCTAAGAGCAGCCTCTCAAATTGGTAACGCAACTGGAGCTGCTGACTTCAACGCGGGAGCCACCGGAGCTCAAACTTTAAGAACTACCTCCAATCAAGGAGCTCCTAATACTATAGCCAACGCGTGGCCAGTTAAGCTAACAGATGGTACCAATAGCCAAAGCTTCACAGCTTCCGGCGAATCTAAGGTTGACATCACCACCAGTATAACGCTAACAACCACCTCCACTAATTTTCCTACTACTGTAGACACAAACTATGGAACTGTTGGAGCTAATACAGTAAGATCTGCCGCTCAAATTGGTAATGCCACCGGGGCAGCTGATTTCAATAACGGGGCAACTGGAGCTCAGACACTTCGCGTAGCGGCTAACTTAGCTGTTGCGGGGGCTGACGTATCTAGTACTAATCCTGTTCCTGTTACTTTATCTTCAGCTCCTCTGGGAACTGCAGTTGATGATTATAAAACGGTTGCTACGTTGGCCGCTAACGCTACTAATAACCACGATTACACTGTTACCGCCGGTAAAACTCTTCTTTTGAAACAAATCGAAGCTACCGGCTCTGGTAAAGCTAAAATTGAAGTGGAAATTGAAACTGGAGTTGCGACCGGAGTATTTACTTCTAAGTTTGTGCAATTCAATTCAACGGCTACTCCTAATATGAGCATTACGCTTCAAGATCCTATTTCTGTTGCGGCAGGTGTTCGAGTTCGTGTTGCGGTGACAAATAGAGATAATCAATCTCAGGATGTTTACAGCACTATTTGCGGACAAGAAGTATAATATAAAACTTGGGGAGAAGAATCTTCTTCTCCCCCTTATTTTTTTAAACTAAGAGTTTTAAATGGCAGATCTTACTGAGGCGCAAGCATCACAATCCGTTAAAATAGTAGGCTCTAATTCTTCTGGTGTTGAAGATAACTGGTTAGAAGTAACTTCAACTGGCCACGTACCAACAAATTTAAACGATGGATCGGGGAACGCTATTAGCGTAGGCCAAGGTTTAATGGCAGCTTCTCTTCCAGTTACTCTATCATCTAATCAAACCGGAATTAACACTTTTCTAGACAAATCTGGATCTGGAACAATATCAGCATTAAACGCAACAATAACTGAGACAGTCAATGGTTGTTCCACAACATATTTTCAAGTTACCGGAACATTTAGCCTTGTTTTGAGTCCGGAGGGAACAGCTGACGGTACAAACTGGACTGCGATTTCTATAGTACAGGTTCAGTATGCCTCTTTCGTAATCTCCTCGCTAAATTCTCCAGGTCTCTTCCGGATTGATTGCGGAGGATTCCAACAGGTTAGACTCCGCTGTTCTTCATACACGTCAGGAACGGCCACCGTTAGCTGGAATGCGGGGTCCGGAGAGCCTCCAGCACCCTTCCCGTACGATGAAAACTATGGTGCGGTTGGAGCAAATACTCTAAGATCCGCTGCCCAAATCGGTAACGCAACAGGTGCAGCTGATTTTAACTTCGGAACTGTTGGAGCGCAAACTCTTAGAACTGCAGCTGAGATAGGAAACGCCACAGGAGCCGCCGATTTCAATTTCGGCACAGTGGGGGGCCAAACCCTAAGAACTGCGGCGCAAATTGGTAACTCAACCGGAGCTGCTCTATTTGGAAGTGGAACAACATCTGCTCAGGTTATTAGAGCAGTTCTGCCTACCGACCAAACCGGCATCAACACCTTTTTAGATAAGAGTGGCTCCGGGACAATAAATGCTCTGAACGGAGCAGTAACCGCAACGGTAAACGGATGTTCAACAATTAACTTTCAAGTTACCGGAACATTTACTCTTGTTTTAAGTCCCGAAGCGACCGCAGACGGTACAAACTGGACTGCAATTGAGGCGATCCAGGTACAGAGTTCCCCGATTATATTACCTTCGCTAAATTCTCCCGGTCTCTTTATGATCCCTTGTGGAGGATTTCAGCAGGTTAGATTTAGGTGCAGTACGTACACATCAGGCACAGCTACTGTTGCTTGGAACGCCGGGGCCGGGGTCTCCTCAGTACAGGTATTTAATGCTACCGCATCTGCACTAAATGCTCAGGTTGTGGGAACAACTGCAGCTGGGTCGGCAATTAGCGGCAACCCTGTGCAAGTAGGCGGAACTGACGGCACCAACGTCAGAGAATTACCAATTAACGCTAAAAATACTCAAAGTACGTATGCAGTTTCTACACAAGATCAAAAAGATACAGGAAGAAATATTTCTAATCTTTTCATGGCAGCTCAGGTAGTTTCTACTAATACAGAAACACTACAATCTTTAACTGGATATAAGTCTGGTGCTGCTGTTGGAGCAACCACTACCCCCGCAGTTGTTACTACAGGAAAAACTTATCGTATCCAGAAAATTACAATAACATATGTAGCGATAACTACAGCAGGAACCATTCAGGTAAATATGAGAGCAAACTTATCCGGCGTCGTAGCTCTCGGTTCTCCATTGGTTGATTCTTGGTCTATAGGAGCAGCTTCAGCTACAGCAGGCATATCTCAAGCAATGGTAATAGAGATACCGGATGGACTAGAGTTCGCCGGCGGAACCGGAATAGGGATTACTATCCAAGGCATCGGGGCTACCGGAACAGCAGCAGCCGTTGGTTACGGTAAAGTATCAATTAGCGGATATGAGTATTAAGAGGTATTTATGCAAATCGGAGTAGATTGGGCAACACTCAAGAGTTTCGCTCAAGAAAGAAATTTAAGCATCCAATATGTACAAACATCCGATACTTATTACCTTTGGGCGATAGATGGGCAAGCTGAAGTAAGCGGTCAAATTTCTATTACCGGTCCTGCAAGTTCGGACCAGTCTGATTTTGAAACTAATTTTAAACCAACAGCTAACGCCCCTATTTTACCAACTTTAACCTCAGTAACAACTCAATTTGAAATTCCAAATAAAACATTAAAACTTTTCTGCGGTGAAGGAGATGTTCAATCAGACAGCACCGCAACTATTTTAATGTTGGTTCCAGGAACCCCTGGATCTGGCAAGGGTAGATTTATCAATTCAGGGGAAGCATTTTTCGATGCCCCAACAGCTGGCGATAAGATTTTGGGAGTTTGGTTTGTTGATCACGACAATATCCTAGGTGGTGGAGTTGATGCTGTCATTGGTAGTTATACCGATGACGCCGCTCCTTTAGCAAACCAAGGATGGTATTTACCCCCAGTGCGCGGAACTTTAAAAGCTGAAACTATAGGTTATTACGGATTTGCTCCTTCTGGATTCTATATGAAAATTGTAGCTAAAAAAGCTAATGGTATAACTACAGGTAAGCTTTTTATTAACATTGAATGGGCTATACAAGGTTAACTTATGGACTACGGCGATATAGTTTTAGCCAGTTCTAAAACCGGCTTTGTTGCTCAGGCAATTAAAAAATTCACAAAATCAAAATTTAGCCACAGCCTAGTCACTACCCCCGATATTTTAGGCGTCCCGATGTGCATTGAAGCCGCTGAAGTCGGCGTAGATTTTACCAGATTTGATAATAGTTACATATACAACCCCGAGCAAGGGTATGAAATATGGACTATTAAAATAGACCAGACCGTAAAGGACAAAGCCATCATCTCCATTCTTAGCGACCTTGAGATTTCTTACGGGTTCCTACAATACCCCTACTTTATGTGGAGAGCGCTTTGCCTATTGTTCGGTAAGGACATTAAAGCGAAGAACAACTGGTTTTCTCAGGGAATGATCTGCTCTCAGCTTTGCGTGGCGTATTTAAAGGCCTGCGGGTTGTCCAACGTCCTATCCGGGTACGGAGAGGGCTCTATAGCCCCACAAGACTTGCAGAATATCTTTAAAGCTCATCCCGAGCTGTTCGAATTAACCGGTACCAGAGACTAATCATGGCAACAATAATGTACACCGACATCAAAGACGTTCCTAAGAATAAGCAGGTCATCCCTTACCGGAAGTACCTGATGATCTCGATTGGGATCAATTTATCGCAACTTGCTATATTAGGGCTCAAGATGGCGGGCTACTTTTAGACAGCGCTAGCACGAGACGCGGGCAGGGGAGTTGTTATTTCGTAGGCCCTGCTCGCGTAGTTTAATAAAATCAAGTAGATACGCGTTTTATGGTTTATGGTATGTAAAGTACTGTAAACTATTGTAAAGCACTGTAAATCTAAACTTTGTTTCCTTTGCGCATGTTGTCGAGGTGCCACAAGGGCTGTAAATTAGTGTAATGACAAACTTTTAAGAATTGTTCTTTGTCAGTTAAGTCAGCTTTAGATAACGGAAAGATGTGATCTATACTCCATTGACCCTCTTTATTTCCATAATTTTCCCAGCTCATGCCTGGGGAGAACTGGCTTTCTAGGTGCTTTTTAAGATCTTCTACGGAGCAGCCGAGGTCTGTGACCGCCGAGCCGACTTTTATTTTTCCTTTAAGCACGGCATGAAGTCGAGATCTTAGGTTAAGCCTGATTTTAAATTGAATGTCAACTGTGCGGCGTTTTCTTGTATAGTCCCGATCATAGGCCTTATTATACTCCCTTATTTTTTCTTTATTTTCTTGCCTGTAGACCTTACGATAGGCCTTTCTTTCTTCTTTGCGCATATGATCATTGGCTTTATGCCATGCTCTTTTTTGTTCTTTATGCGCCTGATTGTATGCTTTGTGGTAGGCCTTTCTTTCTCCTTTATGTGCCCTAGCATAGTCCCTTATTTCTTCTCTGTGGGCATCCCGGTAATTCTTTTGACGGGCCAGCTCTTCTTCTTTGTGCGCACGGTAGTAGGCGATTCTGGAGGCCTTTCTTTCTCCCCTATGTGCATCATAATTGGCTTTACGCTGGGCTCTTATTTTTTCTTTACGCCCTTCCACGTAGGTTTTGCGGTAACACGTATAGCAAGTTTTCCCTATGTATCGTAGCGCGGCTTCTTTAGTGTTGCACTTTACGCACGTTTTCATGCTTTTACCAAAATACCACATTTTCATTAATATAAAAAGAAAAAACTTATATCCTAAGTACGCTTAATTACAGGCTAATACGAATAAATAGTAGAGTGTCAATATTTACCCCGGGATCCTGTCCCTTGTACAATGAGGACTTTGAGTCCTCGTTCTACCGCGCAATGCGATGAGCGAGAAGCACTTAGGCCTTATTTGCACAAATGGATGGCTAGTCCTACCCAGCAAATTAAGCAATAAATAGTTTAACTAATAATTTACTGAGCAACTCGGTAATAACAAAGGATTTCAATAAAATGGCTCAACCATCTTCGAACCAGGGCACAAATACCAACGTCGGAGCGACCCTAAACGGTCTCTTCAGACAGATCTATTCCCGTGAAGTTAAAGACTTAATTCCAGATTGGGGTATTCTCCAGAAGCGTCTTCCGTTCGCTCGAGCGGCGCTCCTAGGGGACAAGTACCACCTCCCGGTCGTGGTCTCAGACGAGCACGGTTTCACCTACGGTGGGAACTCGGCGCTCAACTACAACCTCAACAGCGCAATCAGCATGCAAATGCAAGATGCTCAGATTCCTGGCTCGGAGCTCACGCTCCAGTCCGGCATCAGCTACGGCGCCGTGTCCCGCGCCCAGTCAAAAGGCGAAACTTGCGTAGAGCAAGCTGTCCGTCTCTTGATGGAACGCATGAAGCTCTCTGCAACGAAGCGCGTTGAAATTGCTCTGATTTACGGTGGATCTTCTACCGGTATCGGTCAGGTTCTTTCTACCTCTGGTTCAGGCGGAACTCGTACTTATACGATTTCTCCTGCCACTTGGGCAAACGGAATCTGGTCTGGGATGGAAAACGCGTCTCTCGATGCGTATAACGTCTCTTCACAGCTGAACACGAACGCTGCTATCGTTGTGACTGCAGTCAACGCTTCACTTCACACTATTTCCGTTTCTGGAAACAGCGCTGACTTGACGGCCGTCGACGGAGCAGGCCTCGCGGCTACGTTCTTCTTCTACGGCGCCTTCGGTAACGAAATGACGGGCATCGACGCCATCATGACGAACACCGGAACGTTGTTCAACATTAACGCTACGACCTACAATCTCTGGCAGGGTAACATCTATCCTTGCGGAACTGCAGAATTCTCGATGGGTAAAATCCTCTCGGGTCTCGCTCTCGCAGTCGGTCGTGGTTTGATGGAAGACGTTGCTCTTCTCATGAACCCAGACTCGTTCGCAAACATTATGTCTGACCTCGCGGCTCAACGTAAGTTTGACGGCAGCTATTCCAAGAAGAAGGCTGAAAACGGCTTTGAAACGGTTACATTCTACGGACAGAATGGCGTGATCGAACTCGTACCACACCCGATGGTGAAGTCAGGCGATGCGTTCGCGCTTCCTCTTGACATCATCCAACGCGTTGGTTCGACGGACATCTCGTTCCGCGGCGAAGGGCCGACTGGACAAGAAGAATATCTGTTCCAGAACCAGAGCACGAACGGATGGGTAACCAGAGCTTATACCGATCAAGCTATCTTGATCGAAGCTCCTGCCCACACTGTTAAGTTCACGCAGATCCAACCTACTTAATTGTTAGGTAATAGTTAGGGCTGGCAAGCTTAAAACGCTTGCTGGCCCTGACTCTTTTTTAAACGAACAGTACTATTGCCCCAAACGCGCTGTTCAAAAAAATCCCGGGGTCATAAGGAAATAAGACAATGCCTAACCAAACTACTCTCGTAATCACTCACAGAACAGAAGCTTTTCAGACGTGTAAGGATCTCCTCCTTCGCCCGTCCTCGAAACCTCGAGTCGAAGCCGTATACGCAGCAAGGTTCTTCTCCGCCGCCTCAATCGGCAACCGCGACTGCTATTTCACCTCCCAAGTTAACTCTGGCGACGCAGTGCTCGCTAGCGGCACTTTGACTCTATCAGGAAGCGCAGCTGGTAACACAGCGATCATTAACGGAGTTACCCTGACAGATGTCGATCACAGAGATACGACAAACATTACGCTGACTGCAGACACTGCCGGCAGTTTGAACAGTAAATTTTTCATTTTCCAAGACCAATCAGCGGCGCATAAGTACTATGTTTGGTACAACATTAACGGCGCGGGCGTTGACCCTGCTCCTGCTAGCCGAACGGGCATCATGGTTGCAGGTGCTACTAATGCCTCTGCCGCTACTCTTGCTCTAGCTACGGTTGCTGCTGCCGCTGCTCTACCTACAGTCAACGTAACGCTTACCTCAGGAGCTTCTGGTCATGTTATCGTTACCAATAACGCTGCTGGCGTCGCTACCGCGGTTGCTGACGGATCTGCTCCGACAAGCTTCACCTTCACGCACACGATCACGGGAAGCGCTGTAAGCAGCGTTCAGTACGAGCAAGGCTTTACAGACGCAGAAACGGCGGCTAACCTGTCTGCGGCTATCGCGGCCAATACGAGCATTAACCCGTTCGTTACCTCGGTAGTTAAGCCGGTTGGCGGAACTCCTGGTGCAGGGCCTCTTGCCCCTGTTATGGGAGCTGCAGCAACTTACGCTGCAATTGCTTCCTCGACGATCACAAACACCGGTAGCACAACTATTACGGGCTCTTTGGCACTCAGCCCCGGAACCTCTGTAACGGGCGCTCCTACCGTATCTGGGTCATCGGACGTTGCTAATACGGCAGCGGCTAATGCTCAGGTTGCTGCAACGTCGATCTACAACTACCTAGCAGCTCTTCCCTCGAACGAGAACCTCTCTGGACAGAACCTGGGCGGAATGACACTCGCTCCTGGTGTGTATACGTTTAACACCTCTGCTCAGTTGACCGGAACGCTCACCCTACACGGTGGCGCTAATGACACATTCGTGTTCCAAATCGGAAGCACGTTGACGGCGGCCTCTGCGGCGTCTGTGGTACTCACAGGCGGAGCTCAGGCAGGTAACGTGTTCTGGCAAGTCGGCAGTTCGGCGACTCTTGGAACCACGTCTGTAATGAAGGGCATTATCGTCGCCCTTGCAAGCATCACGTTCAACACGGGAGCGACCATCACAGGAGCTGCGATGGCACGCACCGGTGCGATCACGTTTGACACGAATACGGACACTTTGGCTACTCCTACGAATAGCCCAAGCTCGGTGGTTACTTTAACCGCCATAGCCCCCGGTATTTACGGGAACATGACCACCATCTCAGGGACTGGCGGAGTGAGCGCCAGCGGCGCTAGGTTAACAGGCGGAGCTGCCCCAACTACGGTCAGTGCCTTAAACACCTACCATTTGGGCTTCTAGTAGGTTCCTGTCCCTTTTAGGTTGTGGGCTCACGGATAGAGCCCAGAAAAGAATAGGATACCCACTTGGCAACTTCGGTTGTATTAAATAATGTAACTTACAGCATCCCGGCCGTAGGCGATAGCGCCTGGGGCCCTAGTCTATCTGCGTACTTAATCGCCCTCTCTAACGGCGTCTTGGCCAAGAGCGGCGGTGCGTTTGTATTGACAGCAGATGCAAACTTCGGGCCAAACTTCGGCTTGATCTCGCCTTACTTTGTATCCTCGGCTAATGGCGCCGCTTCGGCTGGAGTACTCAGGCTCGCAAATTCGCAATTCATCAATTTTCGAAACGCCGGAGGCAACGCGGATATAGGTCTTACTCTTGATTCGAGCAACAACTTCTTGTTCGGCTCAAACATCAACCTAAATAGCAATTCGCTATTAAATGCTGTGATTTCGGCACCGACCATTTCAGGTGGTACTATATCAAATGCAAGTATAGTAAATCCTACCATAAGCGGAACCGCGCAAATTAATGGGCATACAAACGTTGCAGCAGGGCAAACAATCAGCATAGCCGGCTCCTCAAGCGGCACTGCTACCATTTCAGCCAGCACTAACGGAGGATTTTTAGTAACCTCCGGCGGACTGAACGCAACTGGCGTAATCAACGCTTTCAACGGGATTAACATCCCAGGATCCTCAAGCGGTACCGCGGCTTTATCTGCAAGCTCTAACGGCGGCAACCTCATATTATCAGGAGGACTGAATCTAAATGGCACAATCAGTTCCTTTGGCGGATTTGGCATCAATTTTGTCAACGGCTCCGCTACTGTTTCCCTGCTATCTCTCGCCGCAGTCAGCTCATATAATTTTAACCTCCCTTCAACGGCAGGAACTTCAGGTCAGGTTTTAACTAGCGGAGGGGGCTCTTCTAGCCCTATGACTTGGACTTCTGCTTCGTCATTCGCTGTTACATCTCTCACTGGGGACGTAACGGGAACTGGCCCTGGGGCAACTGCTACAAGCTTAGTCGCCACCACTAACTCTACCCTTGCTACTCTATCAGCGCTGACATCTGCGCCGTCTCTTGCTACGGTCGGGTCAATTTCAACTGGCTCCTGGAACGCAACCCCCATAGCAATCAGCCGAGGCGGTACAGGGCAGACAACGGCAAATGCTGGTCTCAATGCGCTTAGCCCTCTCACTACTAAAGGGGATTTACTAGGCTACAACACAGTAAACGCTCGCATCCCTGTCGGAGCAAACGGGACAGTATTGACTGCCGATAGTGCGCAGGCGCTTGGCGTCAAGTGGGCAAGCTCTTTAGCAAGTCCTATTGCCCCTACGGTGCAAAGATTCACCTCTGGTACGAATCAAACATATCTGACGCCATCTTCCCCGGCCCCCCTCTACATTAAGATCACGGCCATAGGCGGCGGTGGAGCTGGAGGCCAGTCGGGCGCCGGCGGTAATAACGGCAATAGTGGTGCATCAACAACCTTCGGCTCTGTTATTTCGGCAGACGGAGGAAGCGGCGGAGCTAGCGGACCAAATGGGGCTGCCGGCGGAGCTGGCGGCTTAATTTCTACAAATACCACAGTTAAAGTAGTGTCTCAAACGGGGAGCGACGGCGCCAGCGGATTTTTGGCGACAACCACAGTATCTACTGCCGGCGGTATGGGCGGAGCAGGAATTTTTGGTGGCGCTGGCGGCCCTTCTAATAACGGCGCAGCTAATAGCGGAGCGGGCGGAGGCGGCGGCTTCAATAACAGCACTGCGATCGTGACTGGCGGAGGCGGAGGCGCCGGCGCGGCCGTTGTCGGCATAATCACAAGCCCTGCATCGAGTTATTTATATTCAGTTGGCGCAGGCGGAACACACGGAACCGGCGGAAGTTTCAATGCCGGAAACGGTGGATCCGGCCTCATAGTGATTGAAGAATATTACCAGTAGAATAAAATAATTATGGCACAAAATCCAGTAATCACAAAATTAGGCGAACCGCAGGTAATACAAAGAGTCTACGACGAAGCTAACGATCAGCTACGGGTAACAGTCAACGGCGTATCGAGCGGAGTAGTAGTTCCAGTCACGATCGTCGACGGTGATATTAATGGCATGACCGTCGTAGCTACTTACGAGATTCCTTTCTCCAACATCAACGGTAGCGGTGGCGCATTGTATCAGGTTACGGCGTCCACTCCCGCTAAGATAGCGCTTACAGTCCCCAATGAGCAGACCGGGGTAGCTATATCGTTATACGTCGGAGCAACACTGCTAGTTATCCTGGCTCCAGGACAAGATAACGAAGTGAACACAATAATCCCAGCAGGCAGCTCAATCTCAGTGAGAGCTACTGACTCAGCGGCGCCTGTTTCTGGGAGCCTATTTTTATCATTTATAGGGTAGTATGCTAAGAAATAGATGGACAGACACAGAAATAACTAGTCTGAAAGATAACTTTAAAAATTTATCTTTTAATGACTTAGCTATTAAGCTAAGCCCCCACACTGTGTCGTCTATAAAAGATAAAGCCGTACAGTTGCGCCTATCCAAGGAATATTTTTTGGGGTGGGGAGCGGATAAAAAAATAAAATTTATAGACGACTACTCCTCCATGTCCACAGAAAAACTAATTAAAACTTACCCAGAACTTGACGGAAGATCCGACATGTCAATTTATCAGATCGCCAAGAGAGCATCGAAAGATATGTACGGCAGGAGCATAAAAAGAAAACTAAGAACTAAATTTAGGCCCAAATACGACGCAGTAAGACACCTGTACTCGAAGTACAAGGGTTCTGCTAAAGAGCGCGGGTACGAATTTTTGCTTTCCGAGGAAGAGTTTAGATCTCTGGTAATAAAAAATTGTAACTATTGTGATAGGACGCCTCAGCAGCGGTCCACATATAAAGATTCTATCCATTATGTCAACGGGGTAGATAGGGTTAATTGCGAAGAAGGCTACTATCTTTCTAACTGCGTCCCTTGTTGTAAGCACTGCAACCGAGCTAAAATGATGCATACAGTAGACCAATTTAAAGAGCATATAACTAGCATTTATAATTTTTTTGTCATGGGCAGGAATTAAATGGCAGCAGTACTAATAAATGGCGACCACGTAAAAGCGCTGAAAGCTAAATTACAGCTTTTCAATAGCGCTACGATTGGCGCAGGAAATACAGACCCCACCTCAGTGGCGCTACTTGGCGCAGCCGGTGATGTGTATATTTCCACTAGTACATTTAAAATGTACCAAAAACAGGACTCAGGTACAACTACAAATTGGACCCGGATATCCGATCAACTTATATTAGGAGCTTTTGATAGCTCCCCGAATGCTAATGCTGCGACCATTTCAGGGGACACTCTCACCCTTCAGCCTGCTAGCGCAAGTTTCCCCGGCGGAGTATCTACGGGAACCCAGTCTTTCTCCGGAAATAAAACATTTACGGGGATGGTCACTTCTCTCACTTTTAGTAGTAGCTCTTCCAACTCTGCTACCTCGGGCGTTCTTAATTTTAGCAGCCTGGATATTGCTCTAGCATGGAGAAATCAAGCCAACTCCGCAGATATAGTTCTAGCTAAGAATTCTTCTGATTCATTAACTTGGAACGGAAACGCTTTCATCTCATCTTCTGGGGCATTATCCGCGACTAACCTATCCGGTAACAATACCGGCGACGTGACGCTTGCAGCGTTTGATTCCTCTCCCAACGCTAACGGCGCATCGTTGTCAGGGCAAATTCTCACTCTACAGCCCGCAGACGCAACCCATCCCGGGGGCGTTAGCACCGCATCGCAAACTTTCTCGGGATCAAAGACGTTCAGCAGCCTAACAAATCTAGACGGCGGCATCGATCGCAGTACCGCTGGAACTCTTACAATCGGGGCCACTAACGCCACGACTATCAATATCGGCAACTCTGGGGCGACGATTAATATCCAAGGCACCACGATATACGAAAACACTCCCCTGCTTCAGGTTGCCGACCCTCTCATTACGGTGAATCACGGCGGAGCGGCTGGAAGCGGACAGAACTCCGGTATCCAAATTGAAGAGAATGCCATAATCACAGGCTACGCGGAGACTTCTTCTGATAGAAATAGTTGGATCTTCAAGGCACCAAATACCGCAGGTATTGCCACAATAACTCCAGGAGCGGGCGGCATTACTCTTGCCGGCAGTATCCTAAATGGCACTACCTCTGGCAACAACACAGGTGACCAGACAATCACCCTAACCGGTGGAGTAACCGGCAGCGGCACAGGGTCATTTGCGACAACCGTGGTGACTAACGCCAACCTGACTGGTCCAATAACGTCTGTAGGAAACGCCACCTCGATCGCCTCACAGACCGGCACAGGCTCCACGTTTGTGATGAGTGCGAGTCCTACCATTACCGGAACCCTTACCTCTAGCGGGACCACTCAATTAAATGGAGCAACAAACGTTGCAGCAGGACAAACAATTAATATAGCCGGTTCCTCAAGCGGCACTGCTACCATTTCAGCCAGCACTAACGGAGGATTTTTAGTTACCTCCGGAGGAATAAACGCAACCGGAGTGATAAACGCTTTCGGCGGCATTGCTAACCTAACTACTATATCAATGAGCGGGCAGTTAACATCGACGCTCGCTACAGGAACTGCTCCTTTTGTTGTAGCTTCAACGACTCAGGTCGCTAATCTTAACGCCGCGACAGCTGGCAGCTTCACTGGTTCCTTATCTGGGGACGTAACCGGAACACAGGGCGCGACAGTATTGTCCGCCACGTCCAACTCCACTTTGACTACTCTTTCGGGACTAACCACGGCGACTAACCTGGTATCGGTCGGATCTATAACTACTGGCGCATGGAACGCTACAGCTATCGCTGTAAGTAGAGGCGGCACTGGAGCGACTACAGCTAACGCCGGTTTCAACGCATTATCTCCTATGACCACCGCCGGGGATATAATCTATGAAAACTCCACCCCAGTAGCAGCCAGGCTTCCAATAGGATCTACAGGCAATGTGCTCACGGTGTCCGGGGGGCTGCCGGTGTGGGCTGCTCCGGCGACCTCGGGAACAGTAACCTCAGTTTCTGTCGTATCTGCTAACGGCTTCGCAGGGACAGTTGCTACAGCAACTTCAACCCCGGCGATAACCATCTCTACTTCCATCACAGGTATCCTACAGGGTAATGGCACTGCTATCAGCGCCGCGACCACAACCGGTAGCGGGTCTGTGGTTCTTGCAACTTCTCCTACTCTAGTTACTCCTAGCCTTGGAACCCCGTCAATCCTAGTCGGGACGAACATAACTGGGACTGCTTCTGGTTTTACTGCTGGGACCGTCACGACTAACGCAAATTTAACTGGACCTATTACTTCAGTTGGTAACGCGACTTTAGTAACTTCACAAACTGGCACAGGGTCAACCTTTGTAATGAACACAAGTCCCACAATATCAGGGGCTACTTTTATTGGAATTACTTCATTTCCTAGCGGAGCAAGCATTAATACTAGTGGAGAAATAGTGGCAGCTGGATTTTATTCTAGCTCTTCTAACCGTTCCACAACTGGAGTGTACCGGATGTCCTCTGGGGACTCTGGAATAGGCTGGAGAAATTTCGCAGGAACTGGCGATGTCGTTTTAGCTAAAAATACTTCTGATTCCCTAACATGGAACGGGAATGCTTTCATTACCTCAACCGGACAATTAATTTCAACTGTAGCAACAGGAACCCCTCCTCTTGTGGTCTCTTCTACAACCCAAGTTGCAAATCTAAATGCTGCACTAGCTGGTAATGTAACAGCAACTTCAAATTCAACTTTAACTACTTTAACAGCCCTCACCACAGCATCTAATTTGTCCTCTGTTGGGACTATTACTTCTGGTACATGGAATGGCACAACTATAGCAATCGCTAATGGCGGAACAGGTCAAACTACAGCATTAGCAGCATTTAATGCGCTAAGTCCGATGACAACAGCCGGTGATATTACGTATGAAAGCGTAGCTCTTTCGGCAACTAGACTTCCTATAGGGGCAACTGGTAATGTTCTCACTGTATCGGGAGGACTTCCTGTTTGGGCGGCGCCTGCTACATCGGGTACAGTTACTAGCGTATCTGTTGTAAGTGCTAATGGACTCGCTGGAACAGTCGCAACTTCAACAACAACTCCAGCGATAACTCTTTCAACCACTGTTACGGGTATCCTTCAGGGAAATGGCACAGCTATTTCAGCTGCTACAACAACTGGAACGGGATCTGTAGTTCTAGCGACTTCGCCAACTTTAGTAACTCCCAATTTAGGAACTCCTTCAACTTTAGTTGGAACCAATATAACGGGAACCGCTGCAGGACTTACAGCTGGAACAGTTACAACTAATGCGAATCTTACTGGAGACATCACTTCAGTTGGAAATGCGACCACCGCAGCAGCAACTCAAGCTAACATAGCAACCCTATCAAGAGCAGCGGGTGTTGCTGTTCATGGGACCAATACTAACGACAACGCCGCCGCAGGGTTTGTTGGCGAATTTATCAGCTCTGGACTTGTTGGATCAAATAATTTCCCGGGCGCATCAGGTGCATGGGGAGACGCTACATCAATTTCTCTAACTGCCGGAGATTGGGATGTTAGTATGACTATCCAAACTACCAGTAGTGGAGCTACTGTTTCGGATGTAGAGATTGGAATTTCAGTTACTTCTGGAAATAGCAGCACTGGACTAGATTTTGGTGATAATGCTCTAGATTTATTCCCTCCTACTGCCGCCACTAACTCAGGGGCCAGCCTAGGACCCAAACGTTTCAGCCTGTCCGGAACAACTACGATTTACGCTAAACTTCTAGGAAGCTACTCAGTAGCGACTCCTAAGTACACTTGCCGGCTTTCGGCTAGAAGAATGAGATAATCCAATGGCACAAAATCCAACAATCACAAAACTAGGTGAACAGCAGATCATACAGAGAGTGTATGACGAAGCGAACGATCAGCTCCGCACCACTATAAGCGGAGTATCTCCCGGAGTAATACTTCCTGTGATACTTGCAGGCCCAGGCGCCACAGGGCTAGACGTCGTGGATGAGTTGGATACTCCTTTAACTCCTGCAAACACAATTAATGGCTCAGGCGGAGCCCTAGTGCAGGTAGTTGCCAGCTTATCGCACGCGGTCACTGAGGTTCATTTGATGGATACGGGCGGCAGGTATCTAGGATTGTACCTGGGGGCTCCGTCGGCAGAGGCGCTTAAGATGATAATTAACCCGGGGTCAGACAGCGTTGTCCCTGTAATTATACCGGTTGGGTCTAGGATCACGCTTAGGTCAATGGAGACTGTAGGTCCAGTCGCCGGATTCATTTCCATAAATTTTCTAGGGTAATAAAATGCCAGCAGTAATTTTTTCAGGAAATAATGTAAAGGCTTTAAAATCCTCTCTTCAACTAGGAGAGAATTCGGTCATTACATCAGGGGCACTTGATCCTTCCTCTGTGGCCACTGCTGGGGTTGCCGGCGATGTCTATATTTCCACCTCTACCAAACTCATCTATATTAAGCAAGATGGCGGCACGACCACAAATTGGACAACCCCAATCTTTTCTGATGGCGCTAATTTTAATTACAATACAGGCACCCAGACTCTTACGATAGCCAATCTTACGGTGAATGGAACCACAACCAACATCGATACGACTAACGTCAACGTAGCCGATAAACTTGTTATCTTAAATAAGGGCGGAGCGGCGGCTAGTGGCAGCAATGTAGGGTTTGAAGTAGAAGAAAACGGAATTATAACTGGGTATATACAGACCTCTGCCGATAGGAATAGTTGGCTATTAAAAGCGCCCAACACTTCTGGTGTAGCAACCATCACCCCTGGTACGGGCGGCATTGACTTAATTGGAACCGGCAATGGTTTAAGACAAGCCGGTAACTTTGAGGTAGACAATGCTACGGGGTCAAACGTCGCTTTCACAGTGAAGGGAGCGCTTTCTAACGCTCCAGCAGATTTGATGTTTGATGCCACGTACACTAACGGCAGCAGTTTAGACGCGACCTATGTTTTTTCTGGCAGCGCTGTACCTGTTGCTACAAACGCTAGCCCGGTAGTTACTGCTAACGCCTTGGATTTAACTGCAAACACCGGTCAATGGGTTCGGTACGACGGAACCTGCATGTCTACTGCTGTTCAGCAAGGAACCATAAGATTCCGTTACACCCCCAACTATACAGGAAATCCTCCGTCTGTTATGCGGCCTTTTTGTTCAGGTACTGGCGCTATGGACGGAAATTCAAATAATAGGATTCTATTTACTCACGCCTCAACTACGGATTTCGAAGTAGATATGTGGGATGCTGCCGGAGGCACTTCTTTCTCGATAACAGCTCCTTATTCTCCGACCGCGGGGGTCACTACCGAATGGGAATTTAATTGGGATGTTACTTCAGGAATAGTTAGACTTTTTCAAGATGGAGTTCAGGTTGGGGTTACTGCGGGGACGACCACTCTCACAAGAGACACGTCAACTGACCATATTCTTCTTGGCACATTCAATGACCTAAGCACTCCGGATTCAGACTTCTCTATCACGGACATCGTAGTATATAAGACAGTTCGGCACACGTCTAATTTTTCTTCTCCAATAGCGCCCTTATTGGGGCCGTTTAGTGCCCCACAATCTGCAAATTTGTTTGAGTGGAAAAACGGATCAGGAACTGTTTTATCCTTTGTTGACAATGCAGGTTTCATTACTCTTCCCGGAAACCCCACAACAAACTTAATGGCGGCCACCAAACAGTATGTCGATACCGAATTTGCCGCAGAAACCCTAACTCAAGTTCTGACCAACGGGAATAATGCCGGCGCTTTAAATATTACAAACCTAGCAGTGCTAGCAGACGGTTCTAATATAAATGCTATTGATATACCAAATAGAATTCTATACGACCAGGCCGCGATAGCCGCATTAAATTATGCTAGTAGAAATCTACTTGGAACAGATGGAACAACAGTTAAGCTCAATTGGAGCGGCGCAGATTTAAGTGTAAACACACATAAAATAACTAACGTCGTTGACCCTACGGCTGCTCAAGATGCTGCCACAAAGAACTATGTTGATAACAGGGTGCGCGTGTTTACCTCGACCCCTACTGTGGGCGGCGCGGCGCTGGAAGCAGTGACTGTTACCGGGTTGTTAGCCACAGACACTATACTTTCTGTGTCTCAGATGACCGGCGGAGCCGGCGTATTGCCCATTCTAGGTTTCACGACTCATTCTAACAATCTCCTGACATGCTATTGGTCTGCGGATCCAGGCCCGGGCGCGGTGGTTATCGTAGGAGTTCTGAGGTAGTTATGGCAGGAACTAGAAGCCTATTTGAAGCACTTGAAAATCACGCCCTCAAGACTCGCGTATCCGAGTTAGAAGCAGTTATCAAGACCAAAGAAGAGGCAGTTGTTTCTGCGGTCGCGGCGCCTGTTATCAAAGAGATTACTGTCGTAGAAGAGAAAATAAAGGTGGTCGAGAAGATCGTAGACCGACCAATAGAGATTATAAAAGAAGTTGAAAAGTTTATCAGCACGGAAATACATGTTATTCCCAAATGGGTTTTTGGAGTAATAACCATTGAGACGTTGTTGATAATTGCCCTGCTACTTAAACACTAACCGTAAACGAAAGAGAAATATATGATGGACGAGATGGATGGAATGGACGAAAAAAGCAAGATGACGGATCAGCTCCTTGAGCGGATCATTCAAATGGCCGAAGACGCCCTTGGAAAGAGAATGAAGCCCGCTGAGCCTGCCATGGCTGCCCAAGTAGTCGCTCCCGACAAAGATAGCCTGGAAGAAGGCCTCGAGAAAGCTAGCGACGTTGTTGACAAAGCTCCTGATATGCCGGGAATGGAAGCTTCAGACAAAGACGACGACAGCGAAGAAAGCGACGAATCTAGATTGCTTGGTCTGTTAGAGCAGGAAGAAGACCAAGAAGACGAAGAAAAGAAACGTAGATAGTTTCTTCGTTAGTCAGAAAAGAAAGTTGACCTATTACCTATGTACTTAACATCCGACTTCATAACCGCAGTCAAACGCAGGGCCGCAGTCCCTACCTCTCAGGTAACCTTTACCTCAGTGGATTTCCTACAGTTTGGCGACGAAGAAATTCGGTCTAAGATGACTCCTCTTGTCGTTAAGAACTTGGAGGAGTACTGGGTTGCACTGAAAGATTACCCGATTCTGCGTAATCAGGCCTTCTACGACATACCTAGCAGGGCAGTCGCAGCAGGACTTAGGGATGTCCAGATCGTACAAGACAGCGATGAGCAGACTAGATTCGGACTGGATAGACTTGATCCAGGAGATCTCTACGCATCCTACAGCGGTAACTACAGATTCCTCGTGCGTAAGAACGGGTTCTATCTGCAAAGCAACAGTGTGGTCATCTACCCTACGCCCACGCAGACGCTGAATAAGCTTAGGCTCAGTTATATCTGTCGGCCTAACTCACTGGTTGACGTTAGCGCATGTGGATTAGTGCAGTCTATCGACTTCGCGACTAATCAAGTCACTCTCACGGCTACGCCGGATACGTTCACTACGTCGTCGCCTCTTGACTTCGTTCAAGCTAGCCCGAACTTCGGCTGGACCGCGCAGGATCAGACCCCGACCTCAGTGGCCGGTAATGTCCTGACATTCGCAACACTGCCTACTAACCTCTTAGTAGGGGATTACATCTGCCTGGCCGGCCAGACTTGCGTAGTGCAGGTGCCGGTTGAACTCCAACCCCTTTTGGTGCAGTACGTCGTAGTTCGCGTGCTGTCTGCCCAAGGCGATGCCCAGGCATTACAGGCGGCTATTGCGGAGCTGACTAAACTTGAAGACAACGCCATGTTGTTGATTGCTCCTCGCGTTGAGGGGAAGCTGAAGCGGGTAGTGCAGAGTCGCGGAATAGGTAGATTTTGTTAGTAACGAGATTTGCGTAAACTATGGAAAGCTTGATAATCGCCTGCAAAGGTATCTACAGTAATAACAACGAGCTAAGTTCTGCTCCCGTTGGCGCAATGAAACTCGCCAACAATATTGTTATCCAGAAAGATTCCATCGCAGAATGCAGACGCGGACTCGCTCGTCTGGAATTCAGGCTCCCACTAACTAGTGACCGCGCCGACAAGCTACTCCAGTACCAAAACACTCTCCTGGTCCACTATAGGAACACTCAGCTCGCCCGCTATGACTCAGTCAACGGAATAGTTCCATACAGCGGCAGTTACATAAATCCAGACAACAACTTAGCCCGCATCAAATCAGCGGAAGCCAACCAGAACTTTTATTTCACATCGGCTCGCGGTATCCAGAAGATGGACGTAGTGACAACTACCCCATACCAGGCCGGCATGTTTAAGGGGCTAGACCTCCTGGCAACACCCTCGGTAAATCCGTCAGGATTTATGGCCAACCAGACCCAAGTCGCCTATCGGCTTCTGTGGGGCACGACGGACGCCAATGGTAACTTAGTCCTAGGGTCCCCTTCCCAACGAGCAATTGTAGCAAACCAATCTGGTAGCCCTCAGAACGTGAATGTAAGCGCCACCGTCCCTGTAGGTGTCACCGTAAATGACTTCTATCAACTCTACCGCGGTAACCAGGCTAGCTCCTTATTTACTAGTGCCTTTGCCACTATCGAAGACATAAGCTATCAGGCTACCCCTGCTTTCGAAGGAACTGCGGGCAATAACATAAACATTATCTACACCGGTGGTGGTGTCGGCGACACGGCCGTACTGACCGTGAACTATAGTACCCTAACCTTGGGTTCATTGGTGTACACCTCTAACCTAGCCGGGGGCCTGGGAAATCAAATAAGCATCGCCTATGCCAATACAGCAGTAGCTGGATCAGAAACCGTTACTGTGATCGGTAACGCCATAACTGTAGGCATCCAATCAGGCGTATCCACTCAGAATCAAGTTAAGGCGGCCATCAACGCCAGCACTCCAGCGCTTGCTCTCATATCCATCTCAGGATCTAGCGCCAGCGCAGTGACTACTACCGCTCCTACCTTCCTAACTGGTGGAAGCATAAGCGTACAGATAGACTCAGGCGTAACCACAGCCCAGACTATATTCAACGCTCTCGTCGGCAACTCAGTCGTAACAAGCATAGTAACTCCAGTGATAACCGGAGCCGGAACTAACACTCAAACTACGACTACAACGACGCTATCTGGGGGCACAGTGACCCTGGTTACTCCTGACGATAACATGCAACTTGTTTTCGAAGGAACTACCTCCGGAAGTACACTGACTCTACAAGGGAACACTTACACGTCCGTCCTATCGGGAACAATTTCTACCAACATCAAAGTAGCCTACGTCGGCGGAGGAACCGCAGGATCAGAAGTTGTTGCTGTTTTGCCGAGCAATGCTGTAGTACAGGATCTAACATACACTTCGGTTGCTTTGGCCGGCCTGGGCGATTTAGTATCCGTTCAGTATACTTCTCCTGCGGGGGTAGTCGCAGGATCTGAAATAGTTACCGTGTCCGGAAATAAAATAGTCGTTCAGATTCAATCTGGCGTTTCTACTGCCGCTCAGATATTCGCGGCCATAAATGCCAGCGTCCCGGCACTTAACATCGTATCGGTAGCCATATCCGGCGCCGGAGGGAACACCCAGGTTACGGGCGGTCCTACTTCCCTTTCTGGGGGAGAAGTAAAAGTTCAAGTGCAATCTGGCGTATCTACTGCGCAGAACGTCTTTAATGCAGTTACCGCTAGCGCCGCCGCATCGGCTATAGTGTCCTTGGTGCTCGTGTCTTCCGGCACCTTGCAGTCTCCGGCGGGACCATCATCGTTAACCGGCGGCGTTTCTACCATAAACATTCTGGATCTAGTTCCAGACAGCCTACGCGGTGCAGCGTTGTACACAAATCAAACGCAAGAAGGCATCCTACAGGCCAACGAACTCCCTCCTTTCGCAGCAGACGTCGCTACCTTCAGAAACTGCCTGTTCTTCGGTAATACCAGAACGAAGCAGGTTCTGCCCTTCTCAATCCTAGCGGTAGCCGGAACTAATGGGGTTCAATTAAACAGCACCATTACCATAGCTGGGACTACGTACACCGCGGGTAGTAGTGAGATTGTCGGATCAAACCAGTTCCAGCTAGTAACCACGGGTAGCGCCGCGCAGAACGTTAACGATACCGCGCTCTCTCTTTGTCGCGTAATTAACCAGAGCAGCACCAACACCTCTGTTTACGCTTACTACGTCTCCTCTGGCTCAGGGCTTCCCGGGATGATTCAAATAGAAGAAAGATTCCTAGGGGGATCCTTTTACTCAATCACTACTGGCGGACCTCAGCCCGCTAATGGTACGGGCACTGCGTATTCGCCTACGCTCCCTGCTTCTGGGATTAAGGTTTCGTCAACTAATCAGACAAACCTAAACGGTCTGATGTACTCTAAACAACAGCAACCAGATGCTGTTCCCAGTTTGAATATATTTTATGTGGGGAGTGCCGCTAAGAAGATCCTAAGAATTATCGCACTTCGTGATTCCCTGATGATCCTCAAAGAGGACGGTATCTTCCGATGCACGGGTGCCGGCCCGTCGTCATTTAATATAGACTCACTAGACCCGACTGCGGTGCTCCTCGCCCCAGAATCAGCCGCTCCTTTGGCTAACCAGATTTATGCACTCACGTCCCAGGGCGTGGTGTCCATCTCAGACACAGGCGTAGAGGTGCTTAGCCGAAACATCGAAGATCAGCTCCTCCCCCTTTTCAGCGAAGCCTTAACCGCCACGTCCTACTTCAGCTTCGGCGTGGGGTACGAAACTGACCGCCAGTACATCCTTTGGACCATCAGCGAAGTGGGCGACACCTTCTCCAACCAGGCCTTTGTGTACAACATCTTTACACGAGCGTGGACTAGATGGACGAGAGACCAGAGCAGCGGTTTGATCCTTCTGGCCGATAATAAGCTATACGTGACCGATCCAACAACGAGTTATATCAACCAAGAACGTAAGAACGGGCTTAATACGGACTTCGCGGACGAAGCTATTAGCGTAACCATCTCCGCTATAAACCAGTACGTGATAACCTTGAACGAAGTTATTGACGCTACTGTGGGCGACCTGCTATTCCAATCAGGTTCAGTCTACGCCACCATAACGGCAGTTGACCCCATAAATCTGACGGTGACTGTGTCCAACCTGCTGACCTGGAACATGAGCGCCCCCACTTTCATAGAAAAGGCCATCGCCTGCCAAGTAGAATGGGTCCCTAACGCAGCCAATGGGCAGCCAGGCTATTTAAAGCAGTGGAGTGAGGCTGCGATACTACTTAAGCAGAACTCGTTCAATACGGCCTCCTTGGCGTTCTATAGCGATGTATCTGGCTCCATAGACGTGGACCCGTTCCCCGGCAACACTGGTGGGGTGTGGGGCTTCTTCCCTTGGGGCATGATCCCTTGGGGCGGCGTGTTTAAATCGCTCCCAGTTCGTACCTATGTCCCGCTAGAGAAGCAGCGGTGCGATCTCCTTAGCGTGCAGTTCCTGTGCCAAGAAGCGTGGAGCCAATTTCAGGTCGAGGGCATAGCGCTTAGCTTCCGGTATATCTCTACCAGGACGGGAAGGTAGCCATGGCTAAACTCCCCATCTTAAAAAGGTTCCTAGCCGAGGATTACCAAAGTGCTGGAGCTTGGATTACTAAGTTCTTGTATGTATTGAACCTGTTTGCGGGGTCAGTGTACGCCGCGCTGAATAACGGGCTTACCTTGCAAGACAATATGCTAGCCCAGGTGAACACGGTGTCAATTAGCGGCAGCAGTCCCAAGACCACGATTAACTGGTCGTATTCGAGTAAACCAGTAGGTGTGCTTCTCATTAACATACTGGATGCGTCCTCGCAAGCTGCCATTATAACGTCGCCCACGACTGTGGCATGGAGTTATGGCGCCGGAGTAATTACTATCAATAACATCACAGGGTTGACTTCAGGGAAGTCGTACACTGCCACCTTTTGGTCAACGGGCGGATAAATGTCCCTTAAAAGAGAGGCACTTACGCCTATAAAGACTCCACAATGGCATATTTAAGCGACGAAAATCAAAATCAGACGCCTGGGCAGACGGAAGAGGATAAGAAGGCCGCTCTGAATCAGTCTAATGCTGCTGAGGTCAACCCTAAGACTTCCGCAGGCAGTGGTGGCCTATTTGGTAACGCCCCGCCCACTGCTTCCCCTGCCGGCGCCCAGAGTAGCGGGCAACCCGTAACCGCCAACTCGAGCAATACCGGATTCACTAATCTCTCTAAGTATCTTGATGCCAACTCCTCCCAAGCCGCCGATATGGGTAATCAGCTCGCAAGCGGCGCAAACACCCAGGCTCAAAACGCCACAAACACAGTTAACGGCCTATCAAACGATTTCAACTCCCAGGTAGCTAAAAGCACTATTCCCGCGGATCCTAACGCAGTGAACTCCGGGATCTCTGCCGCTACCGGTGTTAAGGCGGGAGAATCAATAGATCCAAACGCAGTGTCTGGGTTCCAGAAGCAGGCCAATGCCACCTACTCTGGTCCAACAGATTATACCGCGCAGGCAGGGTATGGCGCAGCATCTCAGGCGGTCGGCGACGCGCAGAACGCCGTTAATCAAACTAAGTCCGAAGCCGGCAGAGACCTGCTCCTACAGAAACAGTACGGCAACGCGAGCCCTTCAGGATACAGCCACGGTGAGAATGCTCTTGATCAGGCACTTGTTGAAGGAAATCCTAACGCACAAAAATCCCTGGCTAATGTCAACTCGAATTGGAGCGGCCTTAATCAGATTCTAGGTAATGCCACTAACAATGCGAATCAGTCTGCACAGAATGCCATTTCTACGGATGCTGCTACCGCTAAGGCTGCCCGAGACGCTTTATCCGGCACCAATAGCTCCTTTCAGGGCGATCTATCTTCTCGGCTGTCCGCGATGCAGGCCTCTAACCCCGCCGCATTTGCTGCTGTTCAAGCGGAAATTAAAAATAATTTATATACTCCGGAAACGCTGGCTGCTTTGGGGCTTACGAACGGGCAGAAAAACTACGGAGTGGATCTAGGGAAATACCTATCCGCTAGCGCCCGGTCTACTCTATATAACATCGCAACCCCCCAGCAGTACGCAGAGGCCGCCGCTCTGGCACAACTAGGCGGGCCAGGTGCTGCTAATTATCTTCCATCTTCCTACCTTTCTCAGGCTGGGACAGGGGCTAACCCGTATTCATTTGACACAACTGGGTTTAACACAGGGGTTCAGACCGCGCAGAAGGAGCTTGCAGGGTCACAGCAAACAGCGGTTGATTCTTTAAACAACTATGGCGCTGCCACCGGTGGTTTTGGGATCATGCAGGGCATCTTACAGTCAGCTGATCCGTCAAAATTTCCTGGTGGTATTGTCAATAAAGATAACCTAGGCGAAGCTGTGAATATTTTAAATTCGGCCGACGTGCCTGCCTTGAAAAATCAGGAAAACACGCAATTTTTGTCAAACCTAAACTCCCAATGGAGCGGAATACAAAACACATTAAACAGCACGATAGGGCAACCTGGAGTAAACACCACTACCGGTAGAGTTAATCCTGGGCAAGGAAACCCTAACGGTGTGATGCCTCCTACGCCCGTTACAGCGATTAAACCCTCAGGCACTGACATGCCGGCACCAGCAGCGACTCCAACTAAGCCTGCATTTGCCCGCGCACCGCGATTAGCGCCTAACTTTGCCGAAGGTGGAGAAGTAGAAAGTAATATGGACCCTTTAAAGAAAATGGCTTACGGTGGAATGATGGCTCATGGAGGACTCCCCTCCGTTGCAGGAGATAAGATCTCAGGACCTCCAAAAGAACCGCGTATACCCAAACTTCAGCGCCCTGATTATAAACTTCCCAAGATGCCAGGATTTGCAGAAGGTGGAGAAGTAGGCTACCCCGTGGATGCTAGCAAAGTAGTACAGCTTCCGGAGGGAAGAGGGGATCTATATCAAACAGAGCGCGGAACTACTGCTCCCTCGAACACGGGAGCGAAGCAGGCTTCTTTCGATTCTCTTATGAAGTACCTTGGTGCTAGTAAGCCTAAGGCAGTAATAACCGAGATTCCTGAAGCTAAGTACGCTGAGGGCGGCGAAGTCATCGGGATGCCGGAGAAGGCAATGTTGGCCAAAGATGGCGTATCTAATATGTATGATATGGTTAAAGACATACCAAACCCAGTGTCTATGCCTGTTCGTGCTAACTTGTCAGAAGACGGGCTGTCCAATACTTACACGAACACAGAAGAGAAGCCAGATCCAGTTGGGTCACCGGAAAAGGCTTCTTTGAATGAAGACGGATCGAACAAGTACGCCAAGGGCGGAACAGTTCTAGATGCCAACGCCCGCGCCCATATCGCTCCCAAGAACTTCGCGTTGCCTGCCCAGCACAAATACCCGATACATGACATAGATCATGCTCGCAATGCGTTGTCTAGAGTAGCTCAATTCGGAACGCCAGAAGAACAAGCCACAGTACGCAGACAGGTTCATGCGCATTATCCTTCTATAGGGAATGAAAAAGCTTACGGCGGAGCGATGGACAACTTCAGCGGGATTCAGAACTACTTGGCCGGCGGAGAAGTGCCAGGAAGGGGCAAGACTCCTTCAGGAACCAATAGCTACAGTAACGACTTGGTGCGGGCCGTCGTTAGTCCTCACGAGATTATTTTGCCGAGAGATGTTTCACAAGCGCCTAACGCCCCCGATAAAGCTAAAGAGTTCGTAAAAGAAGAACTCGAAAAGAAAAAGAATAAATAATGCGCATTGTAGAGAACTCAAATCATCTGGAAGCCGCTATCAGGGAATGCTTTGCATCTGATTCAGCCCTATTGTCTACGTGGCACATAGAAGCACCCACTTCTCTTGAGCAGGCTGTTTCCAGAACCATCAATGACGTAGAAACTACATTTGACTTGAGTTCATTTAACTTCTACGAAGTGTACGAAGGACCAGAGCTTGCCGGATACTTCGGTACCGAGTTCGGTAAATACGTTAATCTGATCTTTGTGAAGCCCGAGTTTAGGAACAGTGGGTTCATGAAAGAGTTTTGGACGGCAGTTGAGGATTCAGTTGAGTCCCCGTTCTATACCGCGGTGTACTCTAAGAATACCCCCGCCATTGAGTTCTATCGCAAGCACGGCGAGAAGATAAAAGACTTTGAAATAGACGGCAAGAAGTTAATAGCATTTAAGTTTGAAAAGAAAGTTAGGAGTTAATTATGCCCGCTGGCGGCCTTGTTACGGCAGGAGTAGTAGGATTAGGAAGTACGATCGCGGGCAGCATCGCGGCATCAAACGCAGCAGACGCTGCCGCAAAAGCAAAGCAGGACGCATTAAATCAATGGCTGTCGGTGAACGTACCCGATCCTAAGCAGCAGCAGATTGAGCTTCAGAACTATGCAGTCACTGGGCAACTCTCTCCTGCCATGGAGACGGCGTTTCAGCAGAGTCAAACTGGACTTAATAACATGGCTTTGCCGTCCACCGGCAGATCTGCGGAAGTCGGCGCCCTCACCCAAATGCAGAATCTGGCGCAGAACGGTGGCCTTGATGCTCAAGCACTGCAGCAATCGCAGCAGGCGATCAACGCAGCCAACGCTAACGAGCAGGGTCAGCGCGGAGCTATTATTCAGAACTTCGCAGCACGCGGCGAAGGCGGAGCAGGGGCTCAGCTAGCGGCAGAACTTCAGGCATCCCAAGGGGACGCCAATCAGGCGGCAGCTGGCGGACAGGCTGCGGCGGCGAACGCCCAGGCCCGCGCGTTGCAGGCTATGAGTAATGCGAGCACTGCGGGTAGTGCTTTGAACGCATCGGATTATTCCCAGGCGGCAGCAGCGAAACAGGCCCAGGATGCGATCAACCGATTCAACACGAGTAACTCGCAGAATATCGCGAACGCAAACATCGGAGCGCAGAATTCAGCACAAGCTGCAAATTTGGCTAATGCCCAGTCCATAGCCAATGCGAACACTGGCACCAAAAACCAGCAAGAAGTGTATAATAAAGGATTGTTGCAACAGCAATTTAATAACCAAGCTCAGCTGGCTGCCGGAAAAGCAAACGCATATAACGGAGTGGCAGGGCAAGCAAATTTAAATGCCACCAACACGGGGAATATGTGGTCTGGTATTGGGCAGGCCGCAGCTAAAGGCGCAGGCGCTATCGGCCAGTACAACAATAGTGCAAAGCCAAGCACTCCCAGCAATGATTATTCAGGAAATACAGTAGACCCTAATCTCCCTAGCGCCGGACTGATGGCTGAAGGCGGAGAAGTAGAAGCAGAAAAAGATACTCCAGAATCAGACTTTGAGGCCCTCCTCCACCTGGCCAGAAAGATGCACAAACATGCCTCCTCTTAAATCAGGAACAAGTCAGAGCACTATATCGAAGAACATCTCAGAAATGGTAAAAGCTGGCCATTCTGTTGCATCTGCGATTGCTGCCTCTTTACACAATGCACACCCCAATGAGAAGAGGTACGCAGACGGTGGTACTGTTCCTCTTGAGGGCAACGCGACTTTAGCCGATGCGCTATCTCCGGAGCAGTTAGCTAATTATAAAGCAATGTCCTATGAACTTCCTTCACAGAGTTCCGGCGCATCATCGACTCTTCCTGATTACAACGAATTAATGTCTAAGCCATACGCTCAAGATATAGTTAATCAAAACGCTATGCCGCGTCCTAGCACCGCCGAGCAAGCCGCAGAGGTCCTGGCTCCTAAAGAACTGCCTGCGGTTATAGGAGAACGAGGGCTGGCTCCATTAGCAGGACAAGGTACCGCTGAGGCTGCCGCAGAAGCTTCAAGCAACCTACCAGCGGTAATCCCAGAAGCTTCAAGCAACCTACCAGCGGTAATCCCAGAAGCTTCAAGCAACCTACCAGCGGTACTTCCGGAGGCCGCCTCTGCTGCTTCCGAAGGCTCTATTATGCGTGCTGCAGGCGCATTGGCGTCCAAGTTAGGACTGCCCCTTACTGTTGCATATGAGATGCTAAAATCAACTCCTGGCGCCCCAGAAGGAGATCCAGATGAGTCCAAGGCGAAAGATGCTGCTACCAAGAGGTCTCGAGACATAAAGATGGATGCAGTTGACGCCTCTTCGTTGCCTCCTCCTGTCGGGCTGGGAGCCTCTCCTTCCCTATTCGACATGGTTAGCGATAAGTATAAAGATCTCACCCCGGGTATGGAATCCGGTGATTCCGAAGTAACCAGCAAACAAGCGGCTACACCCGTAGCTCACTCCACGTCCGCCCCTGCCCAGAGTCCTGCTGCCCCCACATCGGTGAATCCAGTACTTGCGAAGTACCTCCAGGACCGCCAGGAGCTAGAAAACGCGCAGCAGGTTTCTAATAAGAACAGACTCATAGCCGGGCTATCTGGTGCAGGCGGAATGCTAGCCTCTTCTACTTACGCCTCGAACAAACCGTTCGAAGCCGGTGCGTTCAAACAACTTGATGAAAATGCTAATGTTCCTGCCGAGAATGTCGTCGCTAGCCAAGCCGCCGGCGCCAAGTCGCTTCAGACCCAGCAAGAGATGATGAAGGCTCAGGCGACTCAAGAGGCTGACGACCCAAATAGTGCTCTCTCTAAACAAATGCGCGGTGTCTACGGCCCCATATTTCAAAGAACAGGATTACCGTCAGAAGTTTTGAATGGCATGAGCGCAAGCGAAATCAAAGAATACGCGCAGAACCCGCTTGAGTTCATCAGTAAAGAAAAGGCTACAGAAGCTTCTAAGCAGCTTCAGCTTGAGATGATGAAGGCAAGGCTTGGGGTGGGTATTGATAAGACTACGGCGCAGCACCTAATGAACGCCCAGACTCAGTCCAATAACGAAGCCAAGAAAGCCAATGAAGGGGTAGCGACTGCTGAATCTGCACTGGCTAATCTTGATCTGGCTAAGCAGAACCCGGTTGCTTGGTCCGCAGTGCCTATTCAAATGGCACGAGGTATGGTTAACGGTCAAAGGATCAACCAGGCCGAATTATCGAAGTTAGGTGGCAATCAGGGCGGAGTCATGCAGAAGCTCGAGCAGATCGGTAAAGACGCAGCGAGCGGGACTATCAGCGCGGATAATTACAACTATTTCAAACAAGTAGCGCAGGCGCTTAAGAACTCAGCCACTAGCGAAAGAGATGCTATCGTACTAAGACATGCCAAACAATACTCCCAGCTATCTGGGGAGCCGGTTGACTCTGCATATCAGAAGATCTCTGGCGTTCCTATGCCATCTGCGCCTTCTGCTGGTAGATCTCCCAGTTCTGAAGGAACTATTAACGTCATAGCTCCAGACGGGTCCACCAGAGCGATCCCTGCAAGTAAACTTCAGTCTGCCCTAGACGCAGGCGGAAAGTTGGCACAATAATGGCATTCGATTGGGATAATTACGAAGCAGTGCCAGCAGCCGCTCCTATGCAGCAACCCGCCCCTGCTGTACCATCTCAGGCGCCTGCACAGGTCCCTGCTGCCGCTGCAGCTTCCCCACAGGCCTTCAACTGGGACGAGCACCCCGCGGTTGCGCCTCCGGCCGCAGCCGCCCCTAGTGAAGCTGAATCCGCAATGCGAGGTGCCGCTCAGGGCGCCACGATGGGTTTTAGTAACCGCATCGAAGGTGCCGGCAACGCCCTAATGGACAAAGTCCTTGGTAACGACCAGGGTAAATCATTAAGTGATCTTTACAATCAGAGAGAAGCCCAGGCAACCTCATCTAATGCCGCCGCCCAAGCCGCGCACCCCTATATCTACGGCGGGGCCAACCTAGCCGGCGGGGTCGGTACAGGCCTGCTTACGGGCGGCATGGGAGCTACCACATCGCTTGGCAGAATGGCCGTAGGCGCTGGAATGGGCGCCGCCGCAGGGGTAGGGTACGGGAACCCGTCCAGTGTCAATGACGGGGCAGCAGAAGCGTTAAAAGGGGCATTGGTGGGCGGAGCTGTCAGCGGAGTAGCCGAAGGCATCTCAAATGCTCTAAATCCGTCCTCATTGAAAAGCACTGCGGAGAATATGGCCGAGAAGGCGACCGGGGCGACCGGTAAGCAGCGGGGCTTATTCACACCCAATACCGGTCGAGAACTTCTTGATCGAGACATTGTTAACTTCGGGTCCAGTCCTTCAGACATAGCCGGAAACGCCCAAGGAGCCATGGACGCTGCCGAGGCACAAAAATCTGGCCTTATGAGCGGCGAACTGTCTAAAGCGACTGTCGACAGTAACGACGTCTATGACTATATCAGAAATAAGATAAGTGCCATGTCGGGCGACCCCAGTAAAGCCCCTCTTGCTACTAAGCTTGAGTCCAAGCTAGAAGACATCACCAATGCGGTGGGTGACAGTGGATCAGAAATACCGCTCGGTCAATCCGAAGAGATACGGCGAGGGTTTGACAAGGCTGCTAAGTGGAGCAGCAACTCTGATTCAAACGAGTTGGAAGCCAATAAGATTGTCGCGAACGCATATAGAGAAGCTGGCGAAGATGCCGCAAAATCCGTAAGTCCCGAGGCAGGACAGGCATTTAAAGAAGCCAAGACTACCCAGCACATACTGATACCTGCGCAGGAAGCTGCCGAGAAGCGGGCAGACGTGCTCAATCAAAGTCCAATTGGGGGGCTGCTGGACATTGGAGCTAGCGGCGTAGGCGCAAGTATTGGGCATGCCATTGGCGGCGGCCCCTTGGGCACTGTAGTCGGCGCGGGCGCGGGGCTAGTGACTAAGGCCTTGAGGCCTAGGTTAGCCAGCATGGGCGCGGTGTCGGCGGACAAACTCGCGGATGTTCTAAGAGCAACACCGGCGGCGCTGGGGCCGTGGGCGGAGCAGTTGACGCAGGCGATGTCTCGTGGAGCTACAAGCTTGGGTGCCACTAACTACGTGTTAATGCAGACGAATTCGGATTATAGGCAGCATATGGAAAATCTTTTTAACGACAACGGAAACAATCAGGCACAGTAGGGATTTATGGGTACGAACTCGGACGACAACACCTCAAAATTAGAGTCGAAGTTAGAAAAAATAGAGCAGAAAATAGACAAAGTGATTGAGCACGTATCACGTATTGATGTCACCCTAGGGAAACAGCAAGTAAGCCTTGACTATCACATCCTAAGATCGGATAATTTAGAGGCTATGGTGCTACCACTTAAGAAAGACAAAGACATGCGCATGGGCGCCATGAAACTAGTCGGATTGGCGGGAGTAGTAGCAGCGATTGCCGAAGGTATTTTCACAGTGTTGGAGTATTTTAAGAAGTAATTAGTTTTATGCTTATTTATAAAATAACTAATAAAATTAACGGTAAATGCTATGTGGGGCAGACAACTGGCCCCCTTAATAGAAGATGGAGAAATCATTTAAATCCTAGAAGTAATCCTAAGACTTATATTTCTAAGGCCATAACTAAGCACGGACCTACCAACTTTACTATTGACGTATTGAGCGAATGTTCCGATTTAGACACCCTAAATGTAGCCGAAAAATATTTCATAGACTATTTTCAAAGTCTTTCTCCCGACGGGTATAATTTAACTACGGGAGGGGAGGGCAAGCAGTACTCTGATGAGTCCAAGAAAAAAATGTCGCTATCTAGAGTAGGACGAAGCCCCTCAAAAGAAACCAGACTGAAGATGTCCGAAAACAGAAAAGGAAGCAAAAATCCATTTTTTGGAAAAAAGCTGTCTGAGGAGCATAAGAAAAAACTGCGAGAGATACACCTGGGGAGGGCTCTTTCTGAGGAGCACAAGGAGAAGCTTTCTAAGTCTACTAAGGGCAGAAAGAAATCAGAAGCTACTAGATTGAAAATGATGGGACCGAAATCTCCAGAGCAGACGGCCAATAACATAGTCAGGTTGAAAATGATGGCCGCTGCGCAAAAGGGAACTAAACTGTCTACTTCGCACAGACAAAACATAGCTGTCAGCCAGTGTATCCCCGTCGTATGTCTTAATACGGGGGTAACCTACCCCTCGGCGCTTGCCGCATCTAAGGAGCTGGGAGTGTACCCTACGGATATAACAAAGGTCGTAAAAGGCAAAAAAGAGGCTGTCAAAGGGCTCAGGTTTGCGTACCTAAGAGACCTGCGCGCTGAAAGCGAGGGCACGTGAGTTACCTGGAAAGAGAAGAACTTATAGCCCTAGGATCGGTGATACTTCTATTTACAGTTTTGTCGTTAACTGGAAAACTGACTCACGAGTATGTCCAAGGGGTCGAGTGGTGCGCATCGGCTTTTTTTGGAAGTAAGGGGCTTCAGGGATTCCTGCCGGATAAGAGGTAATATATGAACTTAAACCTTATAAGAAAATCGTACAATCCATGGGGCGTCATCGGGGAGTTACAAAACGATGCCGGCGATATTTTGTTCGTCACCCTCGAGCACGGGTATCCTCAAGAAGATGGTAGTGTTACAGCTAAACTTAACGCGGGCACCCACAACTGTGTTCTGGGGACGCACCAGCTTTCAAACGGTATCCCATTCAAAACCTACGAAATTCAAGACGTGCCTGGCTGCACGGGCATTTTGCTACATCCAGGCAACTACGAAAACGATTCCCACGGCTGCATTTTATTAGGGAAATCTCTAGGAGATCAAATGATCCTTCATTCCAAAGAAGCCTTCGAAGAATTTATGGCCATGACAAACGGCTGCGCAAGCTTCACTTTAACAGTTACGGAGTAACTATGCCTTTCAATTCTCAATTCAACAAGACAGCAAATCAAAACTCTGAAGACGAAGCCAAGGCAGCAGAAGCCCAACACGCCGCTCTCGCTAAGATGCTACAGGCCCCGCACTCTCCTGCCCCAACTCCTCCCATGGCCCCATTGGCAGCTCAACTCCCCGCAGTACATCCAGCTCAATCGGCTCCCGCTCCTCAAGCCATGCATCCGTTTCACTCGCTTCATGCTATGTTAAGCCCCCCGGTGCAATCTACTCAACCGGTACATTCTGCTGCAATGGCAGCTCCTATACAGATTTCTCCGGGCGTTCCTAAGAAGCCTTTTCAGAGAAGAATTTAGTCTTTTGGGTTTATCCAGTTCATCTAACCCCCGACGAAGCCTTAATCGCAATCTTCTTCTGAGGCGCATCCTGCCTCTCCAACGACTTGCACTCGCACCTATGGCACTCCTTGTCAGAAACCATAGTGCCCTTAAGCAGGTCCACTTTCCCTAGGTATCCGCAGTTGGTGCATAGGGCGTTCACGCTGTATCTTCGGTCCATTGGTATTTCTTCGTAGTTCATCACATAACTCCTTTTGATAGCCTGTAAACCGTTCTGTCTATCTGTTGTTGTGTCCAAGGGCCTCGGCAATCTTCGCACTTACAGTCCACACTAACCTCGAACGGCCACGACTGTCTGTCCTTTTGGTATAAGTCCGTAATAAAAATATTCTGCAGACCTTCCCAGAGCTGCCTGCCTGGGGTTTGGCAGATATAGTAGGTAGTGGATTTCCACAATTCGTAGCCGGTAGGTTTAATCCCGAATAACCCAGCTTTCATACTTCTCCATCCCCGCCAGATCCGCCGCATCGGTCGTCCCAGCATTTATGGCATCGGGCAGATCCGGCGCCGGGTTCGGTCTTTACTCCACAGTCGACGCAGGTTGTTTGTGGCACTTCTTCTTGTCCTATGGTGAGAATGTAATTTGATATTGCTGCTACCGCTACCTGCGTAGGCATGAGTAGATATTTGGATTCGGCGGCTATGGATTGGCTGACGTGTGTAGCGGCCAATTCCAGCGCCTTCTTGAACCCAGCTTCGTACCCACGAATTAACGACTCGGCCTCGCAGTAGAACAACGGGTCCGGGTCTTTACAGGGCAGACAGTTCTCGTCTGCCCAAGTGAAGGACAGATCCTCTATCAGTTTCATTCTGCCACCTCATCCTCGCCGACTTGACGGATAAGGTCTCCAAGAGTCATTTTGGTATTGTCACTTTGACTGGCTTCTTGTATGAAGATAGCTCCGCCTGGGGCTTGGGTGACTGCAAATTGGTCCAGCTTCTTGGCGATCATATCGCGGGCGGCGTCGAACCCGGCAAGATAAGCTTCAAATGTATTTATGTCTTCCGGATCTTGAGTGACGTCGTAGGTATATTGATCGGCCATCTTGTCTATAACCTTCATCTTAATCCTCCTTAACTTCCCAGTCTTCAGCCAGTATATCCTCAACTCCGATATTAATGCAAGTTAAAAAGTATCCTGGGTCCATCCACCCGCGACTTTTACCGCCTAATGCGTAGGGGTCCCGAATAAGGCAGTCCCACAGTTCCTTGGTTTGTCTCTTGATTGGCTTCCCTGTTTTAATGGCTTCTATGAAGTTCATGGTTTCTTTCTATAGAGGTGTTTCTGCTTGATATGGTCGTGAAAGTGGCCCCCGATAGACTCGGCGTCCATCAGAGCTTTGTGTTGTTCCGGACTCACTCCTTGGTACTCATAATGGCCTCCGTGTGCGAACTGGATTGTTAGAATCTTTGTCTTTTCATCGTACCCAATGGCCTTGATGGTAGAGCTACTGACTGGTTTCATTTTATCTCCTTTTGTTCCTAATGTGATTCATTACTCGCGCTCTGTTGTCGTATAGTCGGTCCATTTTGTTGCCGTGTTCCAGTTCATTTTTTATAACCGTAATTATAGCAAAAACAAAAACAGCGAAAAGAATTAAATCAAAGATCATTTTATCTCCTTTGGTAGTTCTAGTTCTGAGGGTTCTATATTAAACTCTTCTTTCAAATAAGTACATTGTAATCTGAAGTGCTCTTTCAGCCATTCGCTTGAGGGGTCGTTAAACAGAACAATCTTCCCGATCTCTTTTTCTTTGAATCGACGGAAGACACGACCACACTGCTGGACAAACTGATTGCGCGATCGCCCTCCTCCGCATAAAATAACCCATTCCGCCGCCCTTGAGTCTACGCCCTCACCAATTACGCCCGTAGTGCCTATTAGAGTCTTCAGATCCCCATTACTGAACTGTTTAATGAGTTCCGCGCAGTCCTCGCCGTCGCCGTGCGCGAAGCTAGCGCCGGTAAGTTCTTGAAGTATCTCTCCATGCCGTACTTCTTTGACTAGCACCAGGGTAGAGAAGCCATTATATTCCAGGGTCTTGACAAAGTCGGCAATGACAAAATTGCGGTACTCATTTTCAACTACCATTTCTCTGTACACATTAGGCCAACTCTTTGGTAGTTTTGTTTTTGTACGAGGAAGGGTGAAATAGAATGCTTCCAGCGGAACTATCCGGCCGTTAGCTACTGCGTCCTTGTATTCAACCTTGTAAATTACCTGCGATAATACGCTCTCAAGTAAGAGTCGCTCCGCCGACCTGCTGCGGTAGGGAGTTGCGGTAAGCGCCACGCGGTGATACACGTCTACCCATGCCTTTTTATTCAGAGATAAATATGTGTCGGATCCGGCATGATGGAATTCGTCAATGATTACACAGTCATATCCTGTAAGCTTCTTTTTTGTGTCCAGTGCTGCAACATTCTCCACTGCGATGTCAGGAGAAAATTCTAAGGATCCCACTGTGGTCGCCGGGAAGGCAGCCTGTAGACTCTCGGTCAGCTGTCTTTTTAGCTCCAGTGTGGGTACGACTAAAAGAGTCCTAACTTGAAGTTCGTTTATAACAAGTGCAGCTACCACACTTTTTCCGCTCCCTGTGGGGGCTGCTATAATGCCTCTAGACCAACGAGAAGCGGCCTTAGCGGCTTCAATCTGCTCTGGGTAGGGGGTAACAGGCATAGACAGGGTGAAAATGTCCTGCTGAGGCTTTGTGGGCCTTATGCGGGTATCCTTAACTTGGTACTCTTGATAAAAGGAGTCAATACACTCGTACACAAGATACAAGAGTCCTGTGGCGAACTCGCCTTTCTTTGAGAGGAGTGTTTTGGTATTTATAAGGGCTCCTCGATACATTACTAGCTTTTTGGAGGCGATTGCGTCCTTGGCTTCTCGGACCGTTTTGTACCTCCGGTACTTTTTGTGCCCCAGAGGATTGTTCCCAACAGGGCACGGAATTCCCTTTGTGTCTTTACAAAAAACGTACCCTCTCATGGCAAACAGTCTGTGCTGAGTCTTTGCTGACACATAAGAGTAGCCGTATCCTTCTTCGCGAATAGAAAGGGCGGCTCTGAGCTTCATGAACTGCTCCGGGGAAAGTCCGACGACCTGCGACATACTGTTGCCAATCTCTACTTTAATCACGCTTCTTATCCAACTCTTCCTGGCAAGCCAGTGAATTCATTAGGTCCTGATTGTCCTCCAGGAACTTATCGGCTATGGCCGCTGTCTGGGGGTCCAGAGGAGCCCGGTACGGCGCGGGAGGGTTTATTAGGGGAAGGAGCTCGAGGCCGTACCAACGTGCGTTCTTTTCGGCTGCAACCAGCAGTGAGGGGTCATTCAGGAGATGAGATGCGTAGCAAAGTAAAGCGGCAACTGGCACATGGTTTGCAGGAGAAAGCTCGCTACATCTGTTTATGGCGTCCCCCCTATGTTGAAGAACTTGAACTCTCAAATCGTCTAACGCCCTTCGATACTGATTAGGATCCAGCTTTCCTATATTGCTCACGGCTTGATCTCGTTCTTCTCGGTGCAGATTTTTTCTCTGACTCCCTCAAGTACGATCTTATGCCCATCTCTTAAAAGAGGTAGTACAATCTTGGTCCCAGGCACCCCTCTCACGTTATTCTCGTCTAGTAGCTTGTCTCCGATTTTTACGCCCATTTTTTCTGCGGGATAATTTTTCCATACGTATGAGACCAGGGTAGGGCTGCCTACGTCACTAAATAATACCAGCATGTTCACTCCAATCCCTCCGTACCAGTTATCGCCTTCGCACGGCCGATCCTCGTAGTGAACCTTAGCCTTGAGCTCTCCCAGTTCGTCTTTGGGGCGCTCGATAAGCTCTACTTGAAGGGTCTCGGATGTCTTTTCCACGATATGATCATTTTCAGGTGTCGCCGAGGTCGCGGCGGTGATGCCGGACGCCCCTGAGGCGCCCGAGGAGGCCCCGGGATCGTCTTTCTTGGTGTTGTCAGGGTTATGGACATAGGTCGCTACACTCGCAGCCAGGAGCCCTATAAAGAGCATATGGAGGATTAGGCTAGTGAGTAGAGGTCGTTTGAGGCTCGTTGGCATATTTCTCTTTATTCTTTACCCGGATTCTGAGGGCACTGACAAAATATGCCATGTTTTGTTATAGAAAGCAACGAAATTCGGAGCCTCTTAGGAATACACGACTAATAGGGTGTCGGAGCCGTGAATGTTATGCGGATGCTCTGAGTAAACCCCAAAGACTACTTTTACTTCGGGGGAGGGCATTACTTTAGGCCTATGATCGGTTTCAAAGTAATTGGACTTACCTAGATTGCAATCCTTGCACAATACTTGTAGGTTGTTGAAAGACATGGCCAGATGCGGGTACTTCGACTTTGGTTTTATGTGATCGACGTGCATCGACCCCTTAGTGGATCCACAAGCCATGCACTGACGTCCATATTTCTCAAGTACTTGGTATCTTAGTTCCATCCATGTTCCTGTTTTATAGAACGCGCTCCGTTGTCTGAGCTCATTATTCCTTTGCCACTTGGATTTCTTATTCCCTTTCCTTGTCTGTCTCAGAGTCTCATTCGTGTCATTGAGCCTCAAAGGACTGGATACATTGGGAAGGATGTTAGGCAGCACGTTGTTTGTATTCGTAATTGGCAACTCTGGGGATCTTCGCTCACATTCTCTAGAGCAGCAGCCTCCCATCTTTGAATATAGACCCTTGTAGTACTTGCCGCACAGTCTGCAAGGCCTTTTCACTTCTTTCATCCTTTTACCGTTGCTAGTTTTACTCACTTACTTCTCCTTGTTTAGGTTACACCTCGAGATAGGCTGCATATACTATGCTACCGCAGCCGTTACAGCGACCTAATCCTTATACGTAACGCGTTTACTAGGACTTATAGGCGCCTAGCTGCCTACTGAGATATGCAGCCCCTTGCGGGAAACGTTACGACTTCAGATTACCAAAACCTGTCTGTCTAGCGATACGGCCTGCCCCATCGAGGTATTGGGTGTCATTCGGCATCAACATTCGCTAGGCATCCATTTGTTAAGCCTTCTTACGGTCTTAACACTTGCCTGGTTTTTAGAGAGCTTTACAGGCTACGCATCGCTCTTAGGTATAGACTTTATCTAAGTTAGAGGGACATTGCAACAATTATTTTAATGCGTATACGACAACTATAGGTAAGTTTATCCCAAAAAAATAAACTGTCGAATTCTCTTGACACACCTGTACAAATATACGACACTGCCTATGGACACTACTTCAACGCCCTCTGAGTAGTGTCCTTTTTTTGTTGCATTGCTGGAATTTGTCTGGTATCGTGTCTTTATGAGCAAATTACAATTTATGGCAGAGCATCCTTGGCTAACTTTCTTTCTGGCTTTGATTATAGGAGACACTATAGTTAGAGTCGTCCAAGCTCTCGCCGGGGGGAACCTATGAGTAAGTACACGCTGCGGACCGATATTAAGTTAGAAGTTTACGGTACAACTCTCTATAGAATCGAGAGGTTACGTGACGGCAAACCTACAGGCGAACTAGGAGGCTACATTGAGAAGGAGGCTAACCTCTCCCAAGACGGCTCCTGCTGGGTGTCCGGCTACGCTAAGGTGTCCGGCAACGCTTGGGTGTACGGCAACGCTCGGGTGTCCGGCGACGCTTGGGTGTCCGGCGACGCTCAGGTGTACGGCGACGCTCAGGTGT